GTGATGCACTTGATACGGTTACAGTAGTAGCATCACTTTCTTCATCTTTAATACCACAATCAAACAATTCATTTGACTTAGGTAATACTACAACATATTGGAAAACAGCATACATTACTTCAATCACAGGTTCTTTAAGTGGTTCGGTTAATGGTATAGATATAAAAGTATTCTCTACATCAGTAGATAGTAGATTAGATAGTTTAGAAATAGCAGCAACATCAGATGATACTAGATTAGATAATTTAGAACAACATAGTGGTAGTGTTAATTCATTTACCGCATCTATTACATCATCTTATAATGCAACTTCAGAATCTTTGAATAGTGTAAGTTCATCTTTATTTAATGTAAGTAGTTCGTATATTGCAACTTCCCAATCTTTAAATAATGTAAGTGCATCTTTATTAACGTTTAGTTCATCACAATATAAAAATGATAGTAGTTCATTTGATAGTAGATTAGATTTAGTAGAATCAACCGCAAGTGTATTAATATTATTTAGTGCAAGTGTTTCGACATCGGTAGGATTATTACAAACATTTAGTAGTAGTGAATATAAAAATGATAGTAGTTCGTTTGACCAAAGAATAGATTCAATAGAAAATTATACATCTTCTTTAAAAACCGCAATAGAATTAACCGGTTCATCTGTAACAATTCAAGGTGATTTTTTAGTAAGAGGTACAACTACAACGATTAATGCAACAACTGTAAATTTATCTGCAAGTGTAATACAAGTAGATGCGGGTGGTGCAGTAAATGGTGGTATTGAAGTAACTGATAAAATTGGCGCAAGTAACGTAACGGGTTCTTTAATATGGGATGTAACAAATGATATTTGGAAAGCTGGTAAAAAGGGTAGTGAAACACAATTAAGTACAACAATTGATATTACTAATTTAAGTTCATCTATATATTTTACAGACACTACACAAAGTGTATCGCATTCAATAGTAAGTGCAAGTGCATGGGGAGCATTCCAAAGTGCATCATCTTATAGTGGTAGTTTTTATACAACAATTAATAATACAACTCAAAGTGTATTAATTAATTCTCAAAGTGCATGGGGAGCATTCCAAAGTGCATCTTCATATTCGGCATCAATTTATACAAGAGATGCAAATCAAGATACAAACATAACAGAAGCAAGTGCATCAGCATGGGGAGCATTCCAAAGTGCAAGTTCGTATAGTAGCTCATTCAGTTCTTCATTAAGTTTAGTAAGTGCAAGTTTACAAAGTTCTTCAATATATTATAGTTCTTCAATTAGTGGAACAATAAATGTATTTAGTTCTTCATATAAAGTAGATAGTGCTTCATTTGATACAAGAATTAGTGCAAGTACATTAACATTCAACGATACTAACGGACAAACAGGAATTGATTTTACACATATAGGAACACAAGTTAGTGCAATTACAAGTGGATTAACAACTGGTTCATCCGTTAAATTTGCAAGTATTACATCCTCTACACATATTAGTGCAAGTGGAACAATAACGTGTGATACATTAGTAGCAACAACATTGGTAGGTGCAACTTTACCGGTATTAGAATATGAAACAAATGGTACTTTAGGAAATATCTTAATTAAAGGTGCAACTTCTAAAAGTATTCAAGTTGTTGATAGTATTACATTTACTGGATTAACACAAAACGGTTTAGACCAATATAGTGCAACTGCATTATTAATAACAGGTTCAATCACCGCATCATTAGGATTTAGTGGTAGTATAAATGGTATAGGTAATGTAACGGAATATTCAACATCAGTAGATAATAGAATAATTATAAATTCTCAAAGTGTGTGGGGAGCATTCCAAAGTGCATCGGCATATAGTGCAAGTGCAGTAGCAATTTTTGCAACAACTGGTTCAAACACATTTAAAGAAGATCAAGTTATTAGTGGTAGTATATATGTAACCGGTGATGTAGTAGCATACTCAACATCTGATGAAAGATTAAAAGATAATATTAAATTAATTTCTAACCCTATTGAAAAAGTACAACAATTAAGAGGTGTTGAATTTGATTGGAATGTTAACTCTATGTTTAAAGCAGGTAAACATGATTATGGTGTGATAGCACAAGATGTTGAAAAAGTATTGCCGGAATTGGTAAAAGAAACACATACTGGTTATTTGGGTGTTGATTACGATAAGATTGTAGGTTTATTAATTGAGGTTGTAAAAGAACAAGAAAAAAGAATAAAAGAATTAGAAAATAAAGTAGGTTCTTAATAGGAATTTAATATTTATTACTATATACAATAAAGTTTACATCAATGTCTCTAATGATAAATACAAAACAAACAAAAACAAACAATGGGATTAAAATTTAGACGTGGTACGACCGCACAGAAATCAGGTTCGTTAGCATTTGGTGAACCATATGTAAACACCGATTTAAACACATTACAAGTAGGTGGAGCAACTGGTGATATATTATTAGCAGCAGCGGGAACATCATCAGTATTCGTAGGTTCATCGGTATCAGCATCAAGTTGGGTATCAGCATCTTCATTAAGAGTAACTGGAAATGCACAAATTGATGGTAACTTAACATTAGGTGGAGCAATTACAATTGGTGATAATGTGAGTGATACTGTTAATGTTGTAGCATCTTTAAGTTCTTCATTAATCCCATCCGTAGATAATACGTTTGATTTGGGTTCTACTTCAAAAGTTTGGAAAGATTTATATATTTCAACTGGTTCAATTAAATTTGTAGAAGGTGGTGCAGTAGTTACAACATTAACTGCAGCTTCTTTGCTTAGTATTACTAGTTCGGCAATTACATTTTCTCAGATGCTTAGTAATGGTGCGTTTGCACTAAGAGATGGTGTTACTTATCCAAATTATTTTACAGGTTCTCAATTCATAAATGGTGATATAAATTTAACAGGTTCAATTATACCTGGAGTAAGTAATACATACGATTTAGGTTCAGTAGATAAATTTTTCAGAGATTTATATATTTCAACCGGTTCAATCAAAATGGTATCTAATGGTGTAGTAGTTTCTACATTATCAAATACCGGAAACGGATTTTTATTAGATCAAGGTGTTACGGCAAGAGGTGATAGTTCATTTGGTACTTCATCAGCAGCAGTAACCTCAGTAACAGGTTCATTAAGAGTAAGTGGTTCAGTATCAGTAATTGGTGCATTAAGTGCTTCAACTATAACTGGTATTGGAAATGTATCTTTATATAGTTCATCGGTAGCAAGTAGATTAGCAGCAGCAGAATTATTTAGTTCTTCATTGGATTCAACATTCGCAACAGATGCAAGTGTAACGATTGTAAGTGCAAGTGCATGGGGAGCATTCCAAAGTGCATCATCATATAGTAGTTCATTAGCAACTTCAATTAGTGCAAGCAAAGCAGAGTATACTTCATTTAGTGCATCAAATGCATCAACTGATAATACTCAAACAACAAATATAACTGCAAATAGTGCAAGTGCATGGGGAGCATTCCAAAGTGCATCGGCATACTCTGCAAGTGCAGCAACTGAATTTAGTGCTTCAAATGCAGCAAGAGTAGCATTAAGTGCATCGGTAGCAGCAAGTGGATTCGCAGTAAGTAGTTCAGTAGCATCAGCAACAGCAACATCAATAACCGCATTAAGTAGTTCAGTTAAAGCAGTAACCGATACGTTTGCAACTTCTGCAAGTGTAGCAAGTGCAACGGCAACTTCTATAACTTCATTAAGTTCAAGTGTTAAAGCAGTAACCGATACGTTTGCAACTTCTGCAAGTGTAGCAAGTGCAACTGCAACTTCTATAACTTCATTGAGTAGTTCAGTTAAAGCAGTAACCGATACTTTTGCAACTTCTGCAAGTGTAGCAAGTGCAACTGCAACTTCTATATCAACAATAAGTGGTTCAGTTAAAACTGTAACAGATGCATTAAGTGGTAGAGTAACAACATTGGAAGGAAAAGATATTTCAATTACGTTAACAGGTGATGTAACAGGTACTGGTACAATAACAGATTTAGCTAACGTTTCATTTGCAACAACAATTGCTGCTAATTCGGTAGCATTAGGAACTGATACAACCGGTGATTATGTAGCAAGTTTAGTACAAGGAACTGGTGTTACAATCACAAACAATAGTGGTGAAGGTGCAACTCCAACAATTTCAATTGGACAAGCGGTAGCAACAAACTCAGCAGTAGCATTCGCAAGTGTATCTGCAACGGGTGATATCGTAGCGTTCTCAGGTTCAGATAGAAGATTAAAAAATAACATCGTAAACATTTCAGATGCATTAAATAAAGTTAAACAATTAAATGGTGTAACTTGGGAATGGAATGAAGATGCAAATGAAGTAACTAAAACCGCACCTTCAACTGGTTTAATCGCACAAGAAGTGCAAGAAGTTTTACCAGAAGTAGTAAAAGAAAGAGAAGATGGATATTTAGGTATCGATTACTCTAAGATGGTTGGTTTATTAGTAGAAGCAATTAAAGAGCAACAAACACAAATAGCTGAATTAAAAGCAGAAGTAGAAGCTCTAAAAAAATAATAAAAAATGTATGATGTATATTATACAACAGGTTTCGGAAATAAAGTAGGTGCTGGTAGTGATGTTTGGGTGAATAACTTTGTAGAATACGTTGTTCCTAACTTAAAAGTAAAACCTATCCTACTTATACATAGAAAGAAACCAGATGATTTTGAGGGGGTGAAATTCCCCCTCGAAATTTATTGGCAAGTGGATGATAAAGATAAGTTCGATGAACTTATAAATAGTGCTCGGCGAATACACATACTACACGGACACTACTACCCTAACTCAGCAATCCTAAACAATTTGGACAAGATTGAAAGTTATGTAATGCATAATTCAATTGATATGTCTCTCAAAGCTGGATTATTTTCAGAAGCACCAGGTATGCAACATTATGGAGCAGACTCGGAGTGGGAAAATAATATAATTAAATCAGCTAAGAAACGAATTTGGATAGGATTATTTCAAACTCCAAAGCATGCAGAGTATGAGTTCATTGATATTCCTAATTATTATGATTTTACTCATAATTTAGAATGTAGTGATAGTACAAAAGTAGGATTTGCAGCGAGAACTGAAACAAGGAAGAGAGTTTGGTATTTAGAAAATATAGATTGTTATTTATTTACAACGCTAAAAGTTCTAAATGATGTGTGGGAGAAGGGATATGGGGTGAATTTCAAAAAAGCTAAACGATATATGTTTGATTATAGTAAGTTAGATTGGTTTTATCGTTTAGATTGGGGAATTTCACATAGTTGTTTTAATTATGAACCATTTGGATATTCAATATTTCAAGCGGTTGATTATGGAAAACTACCTATATTAAGTAAAGAATGGATGAAAGATTGGGTATATCCTTTTAGAGCAGATACTAAAACTGAATTTGAAGGAACAATACAATGGATTAAAAATAGTGATTACGAATACAAAAAACATTGGTTCAACAAAATAAAAGAATATATGTTGGAGTATTCGGATAGAAACAAATGGGTTAATAGTTTATTAGATATTTATAATAGTTAAAAGGAAAACAATAATATGGCAGCAAGTAATTTAAGTTTAGGAAATTTGTACAAAGCATGGAATGGTACAACTAGAAGTGGTTTAGTATCATCTTCATTAAATGCAGCAAACGCATTGGCAGGAACACCGGTATCAATGAGTTCATTTATATATGGTAATGTAGCAGTAACGCAACCATTTACTTATATAGTAGAAAGTACATCAGAAAATTTAACATTTGCATTTACCGGACAAGGTTTAGCATTTGATAATAGAGTAAAGATACAAGCAGCTAATTATAGTGTGACTGTAAACGATAGTACATATTTTACAATTGGTACAAATGGTGCAACAACTTCTATTAGTGCAAAAGCATTAGCAGCTTCAGTATTAAGTGGTAGTAATGCAACAACATTAACTGCATATTATGATGATGGATATACTACAAACGGAACGGGAAATAGAGGAGCAGGTAATGCAAGTACAAAAACAATTTATTCAGTAGATTCATACAACTCAATCAATTCAGATGTGTTATGTGTAAGTACTGATACTGATATTTTATTAGCAGATGGTTCGACTGTAAAAGCAGGTGATTTGTATGCTGGTGATATGATTAAAACATTCGTACCAACTGATATGCCAGAGTGGTTTCCAACAAACGATGAAGGTGAATGGTATTGGTGGTATAACACAACTGGTTCAAATGGTGAAATTGTAAATGCAGAAGTAAGTAATATTTATTTTTCATTTGCAGATTCATATGTTTCTATTAATGATGGTGCAATTAAATCAACTCACGCACATCCTTTCTTTGTATGGGATGCATTAACTGAAACTTATCAATTTACAAGAGCAGAAGATGTTGTTGAAGGTGATAAATTAGTTAAATACAATCCGGTAACTGGTTTAGTAGAAGATGTATTAGTAGAATTAGTACAATTTGTAAATAAAACATTAGAAATTGCAACAATCACAGTAGATTCAGCACATACTTATTTAGCTAATGGATTTGTTTCACATAATAAAGGAGCAGCAACTGCACCAATTCCTTGGACAAATTTAGTATGTTATTTAGAACCTCAATTTGCGGCATCTTATAACACAGCAGTTTCAACTACAAACTTTAATGATGTAGCAGGATATTCAACTGGTTTTAACTTAACCGGTGGAACTTCTAATCCGGCAATAGTAGCACCAACATTCAACGGAACATCTCCAAAATCATTAACATTTGCAAGTGGTAAATATGGTATCAAAGAACAAGCATATAGTAGTGGTACTGGTAATGCAAACTTTAATACAACATCTGGAAATGGATATACTATTATAGCGTTTGTAAATGCAAGTGGTGGTAATATATTAAGTAGAGGAACTGATTATACATTAAATGCAAGTTCAACAACTATCGCATTTACATCAACACCGAATGGTAACACATCAGCAACAGGTCAAACTTTAACAGGTTGGAGAATGATTGCAGTTACAACAGGTGCTGGTACAACAAAAATATACAATAACAACTCAGAAGTAGCATCTGCATCAACAACCGCAGCAGCAACTACTGGAACATCTGATATTTATTTAATGCAAAATAATACTGGTAATTTAGGTTCATTCTTTTTCTATCAAAGAGCATTAACTGCAACTGAAATAGGAAATGTTTGGAATAATTTAAAAGGAAGATACGGATTATAATATCGTTTGAGTAAAAAAATATATATTTATATATAGAACAAATAAAATAAAAAACTATGGCACAAATCAAACCAGAGCAGTTACAACAAGTAAACGAATTTAAGTTAAAATTTAATGAATTAACATTCATTATAGGACAAAACCAAATTCAACAAAGACAACTTAAAATAGACGAACAAAATATGTTCGAAGAACTTGAAAGAATCGGATTAGAAGAACAAAACTTCTTAGGTGAAATCCAAAAAGAGTATGGAGATGGAAATCTAGATACTAATACTGGGGAATTTACACCAACAAATACAAAATAATATATTTTTACAACAATGTTTGTATATTTATATTAGAATATTATAACATAATTTATAAGGAGAACAAATAAAATGGCTGAAAAATTAGTATCGCCGGGTGTATTTACAAGAGAAAACGATTTATCATTCATAGCACAAGGAGTTGGAGCTATTGGTGGAGCAATTGTAGGACCTTTCAAACAAGGACCGGCGTTTAAACCAACAATAATCACATCACCATCTGAGTTAGAAGATATCTTTGGTGCAGCTGATGGAACGTATTACACAGAATTAACCGCTCAAAACTATTTAAGAGAGACTGGTTTAGTAACTATTTGTAGAGTAGGTGGATTAGGTGGATACGAACAAGAAAATCCAATTGTAGTAGAATTACGAATTAGTAGTTCAGCATTGGGTATAACTTCATCATATGTAAGTACTTTAAATCCAACAATACTCGGAGAAGGATTCACTAATAATGGATTTTTAGATGCAGAAGTAGTAAGTAGCTATACAAATGGTTCATTTTTATTAGCAGCAACTTTATTAGATCCAGCTGATGCATCTATTGAAGCATCGGTAAATCCAAATAGTGTAGCTTCTATTGAAAATGTATTTGGTACATCAGTAAAAGGTGCTAAAAGAGCATATGCATATACAAATTTTACTAATAAGGCAAAAGCGTTATTAGATTATGCAACTGCAAATAATATGACAGCAAGTGTAACTGCAAGTAATTTACCTAAACAAGATTTTAGTGGTAGTTCATATGATGTACAGGGAGCACAAACTCCTTGGATTAAATCACAATTAATCGGTGGTAGTAGATATGACCTTTTCACTTTTTATACATTAGCAGATGGTAACGTTGAGAACACTAGATTTAAAGTTACAATTGGTAACATTAAAGCAGCAGGTGATATCAATGGTTCTGATTACGGTACGTTCTCAGTATTTGTTAGAAAATATGATGATACTGATAAGAGAAAAGTAATTTTAGAACAATTTAATAATGTAAACTTAGACCCAAATTCAACTAACTATATCGCTAGAGTAATCGGTGATGAAGTAAGTACAATTGATGCAAATGGTAAAGTAACTACATTAGGTGATTGGACTAATAAATCTAAATATATTAGAGTAGATGTAAGTGATTCAGCTCCTGTGGTAGCAGTTCCTTACGGACATGGTGCATATACATTACCAATTAAAACTTCATCAGATACAAAAGTTCCAGTTGTTACTTATTCAACAGCATCGAGTGGTTCTTCAATCTTATGTAGTGGTATTGATTTAGAAGGAAATACTGATAACGCATTTTATTTAAAACCAATTCCAGAAGGAGCTACAACTGGTTCTAATGTAACATTTGGTTTAGATGCACAAACTAATTTAGCCTTAACTTCAAATGCAACTGCATTAGAAGTTTCATATAGAACTTTCACAGTAGCTTTCCAAGGTGGATTTGATGGTGTAAATCCAACAACTCCAATCAACAAAGGATTAGATATTATTTCTGCAAACGTTCAAGGATTTGATTTATCAACTTCTGCAACAAAAGGTTCAGAAGCATACAAAAAGTGTTTAAATGCATTATCAAATGTAGATGAGTGGGATATTAATTTATTAGTATTACCTGGTGTTAATCATAACGACCACGGAAATGTAACTCAAGCTGCAATGGATGTTTGCGAAAACAGAGCTGATACGTTTTATATTATGGATGCAGCAGGACAAGGTGCTGGTATTGAAACGGTAGTAGGTGTAGCAGAAGGTTTAGATACTAACTATGCAGCAGTTTACTATCCTTGGGTTAAAACAATCGATACAAACACAAACAAATTAATAACAGTTCCACCATCAGTTTTATTACCTAGAGTTTATGCAGCTAACGATGCTACATCAGCAGAATGGTTCGCACCAGCAGGTTTGAATAGAGGTGGTATCACTGGAGCAGTAGCAGTATTAGATAGATTAACACATTCTGATAGAGATACTTTATATGAAGGAAAAGTAAATCCAATCGCTCAATTCCCTGGACAAGGTATCGTAGCATTCGGACAAAAGACTTTACAAAGTAGACCATCGGCATTAGATAGAATCAATGTAAGAAGATTACTTATCACAGTTAAGAAGTATATTGCTTCAACAAGTAGATATTTATTGTTCGAACAAAACACAATTGATACTAGAAACAAATTCTTAAATACGGTTAACCCTTATTTAGAAAACATTCAACAAAGACAAGGTTTATACGCATTCAAAGTTGTAATGGATGAAACCAACAACACTCCAGACGTAATCGATAGAAACATCTTAAAAGGTGCAATATTCTTACAACCAACTAAAACTGCTGAATTCATTCAAATTGATTTCAATGTTTTACCAACTGGGGCAACTTTTAACGCATAATTAAAAAAAGATATACTTATAATAAGTAAAGGAGAAATAAACAATGGCTGACGTATTATCATTTGATAAGATATTTTATACAAACTTTGAACCAAAGTTAGCGAATCGTTTCATTATGGAAATTGATGGTATTCCATCTTTCATGATTAAAACAGCAAACAGACCTAAGTTAGAAAGTGAAGTTGTAGAATTAGACCATATCAATTTAAAGAGAAAAATTAAGGGTAAATCAAATTGGACTGATATCACTATCACTCTATATGACCCAATCGTTCCAAGTGGTGCACAAGCAGTAATGGAGTGGATTAGAACATCACATGAATCTATCACTGGTAGAGATGGATATGCAGATTTCTACAAAAAGAATATCGATTTCTATATGTTAGGACCTGTGGGTGATAAAGTAGAGCAATGGAAAATTGTTGGTGCTTGGATTTCTTCGGCAGAGTTTGGTGATGTAGATTGGAGTTCAAACGATCCAGTTATGATATCATTAACAATTACTTACGATTACGCAATCTTAGAATTCTAATCTAAAGAAAAATATAAAAGAAAAGGGAGACATTATTTGTTTCCCTTTTTTATTTTCGTTATATTTATATATACAAATATATAGTTATGACATCAAAAGAATTTACACTTTGGTTAAAAGGATTTACGGACGGAGTACATGAATATAATATTACTCCAAAACAATGGGATTTATTAAAAGAAAAATTAGCAGAGGTTAAAGATGAAACACCAATAGGATTTCCGTTTGGAACACCAAATACTGCACCAATACAAACATTACCATTTATCCAACCATACAATCCATATAACCCATTTCAAATAAATTGTGGCGATACTAATGGTACAACGATTACAACAACACCTGGAAGTGGTTCTATTACAATAGCTAATCCACCATTTGGATTTGGAAGTACATCAACTACATATGGGTATCCGAGTGGTTCGGCATGGAGTTATACAACATCAAATCAACCATTTTCTACACAAGATGATGATTCGTTAAAACCAACTAAACTAAATAAATTCAAAAAAAGAAAAGCAAAATCGGTAAAAGAATGGGAAGATACTTATGATTTAGGCGGTGAAGAATAAAAATTTAAAAAACAAATAGTTATATAAAACAAACAAAAAGTTATTATGGAAGAAAACATAAACATTCAAAGAGGTGCAACAATAGTACAACCTCAACAAACACAGCAAGCAGCTCCAACATTTGATTTTCCAACGCAAGTTATATCATTACCATCAGAAGGTAAAGTATACGCAGAATCAAATCCATTGAGTAAAGGAACATTAGAAATTAAGTATATGACAGCGAGAGAAGAAGATATCTTAGCTGATAGAAACTTAATTAACAAAGGTATTGTTCTACAAAAATTATTAGAATCAGTAGTAGTTCAACCTGGTGTAAGTGTAGATGATTTGGTAATCGGTGATATCAATGCAGTTTATTTAGCAACTCGTATGTTAGGATATGGTCCTGATTATGATGTAGAAATAACTGACCCTTTTAGTGGTGAAAAACAAAAAGTAACAATTGATTTATCTGCAATCCAAACCAAAGATATTGATTATAGTAGATTAAATCCACAAAATAGATATGAGTTAACTCTACCGGTTTCTAAAAAGAAATTAATAGTTAGATTACTTACACATAAAGATGAAAAAGATATCACACAAGAAACTCAAGCGATGGAAAGATTAACAAAAGGCAAGAGTGTAGGTACTGATGTTACTACAAGATTTAAATATATGATTGTAGAAGTAGATGGTAATAGCGATAGAGGATTTATTAATAAGTTTGTACCAAATATGTTAGCAGGTGATACAAAGGCATTGAGAAATTTCTTTAAAGAACTTTCTCCCGATTTAAATATGAAATATGATTTTGTATCAGAAGTTACGGGTGAGTCGGAGGCACTTGATATCCCCTTTGGGATTAGCTTTTTTTACCCTACCGCCTAATTATACAAAATCACTTTATGAAGAACTATTCTTTTTGGTTTTTCAAGGTGGAGGAGGATTTACATTCTCTGATGTGTATAATTTACCACTACATATACGAAAAATGTATGTGCATCAATTAGTAGAAATAAAAAAGAAAGAAAACGAACAAATACAAAAAACAAATAGTAAAGTTAGGAGAAGATAAACTCCTAACTTTTTGTTTTATATGATATTTATATAAAATCATGCAAAGATATGGAAAATAATAAAGAACAAATTTCTGAAGGATTATTAACTTCAATTGTAGATAATTTTTTTAAATCATTACAAAGGGGTGTAGCAGATAGATATATCAAAGCAGCTGAAAAGGCAGGTGTGCATCCAGAAGTGGCTAAGAAAATGGAAAAAATGAAAAATGATTGGAGTGATTTTGATAAATACATGAAAAAATATCACGGACAATAATAAATGGCTAATAACCCAAATGATACTGGATTAGAGAAAGCTAGAAAAGCATTAGTTGCTGAAGTTTTGGAGTTACGTGAAAAAGAACGCAAAACATTAGAAGAAGGTAATGCTATAGCTAAAGCAGATGCGTCATTATTAGCTAGCAAAGTTAAACAATTAAAAAAAGTAGTTGAGTTAGTAAATGCAGAAAATACAGCTCTTAAAGAATTAAAACAAAACTACGAAGCAGCGGAAGAGACGATTAATAGTATGTCTGAACTGCAGGAAAAATTAAAACATCATTTAAAAAGTTCTGTTAAATTTGGAGTTAATTTAGCGGATAGTATTGGATTAGCATCTAATAATCAAAAAGATGGATTTGAGGAAGCATCAAAATCATATGCAACTACTTTACAATCAATTGCAGAATTAGCGGGATTAAATAAAGAAGATTCGGCAGCAATTGCAACAAAAAGTCAAGAAATTGATAATCAAATTGCTGCAATGAAATCTCAACTTACAATTTCGGAAGGATTATTTGATGAAACCAGTGATAAAGCAGATATAGATAGAGCAATAATTAGTAGTATGTATCAACAAATTGATGCATTATCAACTATGAAAGAAGATGCCGGCAAATTTGCAAATCTATCAAAAGAAACAAAAGAATTATACGAAGAATTGGGTGAAGATTTAGAAGGTATAAATAAAACTTTTAAAAAAATAACAACCGCTACAGAAGTATTTTTTAGTTCTACTAGAAATATGATTGGAATGGCTTTGTTTGGAGCAGGTGAATTAGCACATAAATTTCACGAAGTTGGTAGAGAGATGGGATATAGCTTAACACAAGCTATGGGATTTAAATCTCAAATCTTACTTGCTGGAATATTAAGTCAAGAAAGTGCAGAGGCAGTAAAAGAATTAGGTAAAGAGTTAGGAGATACTAGTCATATATCAAATGGTATGGCAGCCGATGCAGCGATGTTAGCATACCATTATAAATTAAGTGGTGAGCAAGCAGCATATTTATCAACGGCATTCGGTGAACTACAAGGACAAAGTTGGATGACTGGACAAAATACACTTAAATATGTTTCAGCATTATCAGCAGCAAATGGTGTAATGCCAGGTGAAGCAATGAAAGATATTGCTAATAATAGTGAATTTATGGCTAAATTTACTCAAGAGGGTGGAAAAAATATTGCAGAAGCAGCGGTAGCAGCAGCTAAATTAGGTATAGGATTAGGAACAGCCGAAAAAATGGCAGACCATTTATTAGATTACCAAACATCGGTAGCTGATGAAATGGAAGCATCTGTATTATTAGGTAGAGATTTAAACTTAGGAAAGGCGAGAGAGTTAGCATACAATGGTAAAATCGCAGAGAGTATGGAAGCGGGATTGGAAGCAATTGGTGGTATAAGTGAATATAATAAAATGGATTACTACCAAAGACAAGCGGTAGCAAAAGCATTAGGTGTTTCAAATGCAGAAATGCAGAAGATGGTAGCACATGAAGAAACATTAAAAGGTATGCATGGTGTGGCGGCACAACAATACGAAAGAATTTCAACATTAATGCATGTTATTGGTGATTCAATAGCAGGAAAGGCATTAAAAGGAATGGGTGGATTGGTTTTATCGGGTGCACAATTCGGAGCACATCTTAGTCAAATGGGAATAAAAATACCTGCTTTAACAAAGGCAATGAGTTTTATGATGAAACCAATTAACGGAATACTTAGTGGACTTGGAAGTATGGTGAGTTGGATTGGTAAAGCAATTGCTAAAATGTTAGGTTTAAAAGCAGCACAATCCGGATTAGATGCAGCCGGTTCAATGGCAGGACCATTAACAAAAGCAGGATTACCGGATAAAAGATTTAAAGCAAATAAAACACCAGCCGCAGCAGCAACACCACCTCCGGCAGCAGCGGGTGGAGACCAGTCAGGACAAGCAAGTAAGTTTGGTAAAATAAAAAGTGGTGATTTAATAAAAGGAGCGGTTGCATTATTAATATTATCAGCAGCGTTATTTGTAGCAGCAAAAGCATTTCAAGAGTTTGCTACCGTAAAATGGCCAGATGTTGTAATGGGATTGGGTGCATTAATTATTTTAGCTGGAATAGCTGCTGCCATGGCAAAGGCGGAAAAGCAAATCATTAAAGGAGCTATTGCATTAGCAGTATTGGGAGTAGCATTGATTCCATTTGCATTTGCTATGAGTTTAATAGCAAACGTAAAAATTGATTCAGTATTAGCAGCTGCAGCTGGTTTGGTAATATTCGCCGGAGCCGCATTTGCTTTAGGTGCCTTAATGATGGGACCGGGTGCTATTGTATTTGGTGCTGGGTTATTGGCATTAGCTGGATTAGGACTTGCAATGATGGTATTAGGTGTTGGATTAAGTTATGTTGCGGGACCAATGGAAAGTTTCACAGCAAGTTTTGCAGCATTAGATGTTGGTAAATTGGCATTATTTGGATTAGCATTAATACCATTAGGAATTGGACTTGCAATATTTGGAACATTTGCCGGACCAATTATGATGGGTGCATTAGCATTGTTAGTCTTTGGAACTGCATTGGGTATATTAGCAGCAGGAGCAGGAGCAATGGGTGCAACGTTAGGGGGAATACAAACATATGTAACGGGATTAATAGCAATAGTTCCTCAAATATTAGGATTAGCATTAGCATTTAGTGCATTGGCACTTTCATTAGCAATGATTGGACAAATGGGTATCGCTGCACTTCCTGTATTAGCAGGATTAGCAATCGGTGGTGGTATTTTAATGGCATTGATGGGTGGTGGTTCTAGTGGTGGAGCTAGTAAAGAAGATACCTCTACTAAATTATTAGAAGAAATTATGGGATTAAGAAAAGATATGAGCGATGGTAAGATTGCGGTGTATATAGATGGTAAGAAAATGAACACAGGATTAGCAATTAGTAACAAAAGACAACCTACTTAATTATGGGTAAAACATTATTAGAATTATTAGATACATATCAGTTTGACCCTAGATTTAATCCGAATAAACAAACGGATGATATGATTAAGCCTGAACCAAGTGATAGGTTTGCAATTAATATAGAACAATCTAAAGACTGGTTAAAGGCAACTCCTAAATTATATGGTGCAGATATTATCCGTATAATGAGTCAAGGGCAAGTTGATACTAAAAAAATAAAAAAAGCAGCTGTAAAAGTAGCATCAAAAGTAGTATCAAAAATTCCTATTGTGGGTGGTGTTGCGGGTGGTGCAATTTCTCAATTAACTAATCCAAAATTACCAGGAGATTTATATACTGGGTTAAGTGAATCTGAGCCAGACCAAATGGTAAATAGTTTATATACCGATTTACTATATGGTAGAATAAGAAACGATAAAGGAGCATTAGGAAATTTTTTAAAAGATAATGCTAGTTTAAAAAACTTAGGAGCAAATTTAAAAAATGCATTAGTTAGTGCAGCAATCGGTGGTGCAACAAAATTAGTATCTGCTGGATTAGATGCATTAATAAACAAAAAGAAATTAACATTAAAAAAGAAAAAGTTACCAGCAGTTAAACTTCCGTTTGGTACACTATATCCTGATAATTTTCCATCAACTTTTGCATTTCAATCTGGTGTAACTGAAAATATTGCAGTAAACCAAACACAATTTTCCAATAGACCAGGATTTTTTCGTGGATTATTTGCCGCAGGAATGGAATTAGGAAAAGAAGAAAGTAAAATAAAAGTTATAAAATTATCTAATACTCCAACACAAGATGGATTAGCAAAAGGAACATCAAATAGATTAGATGATTTTTATAAAGTAACTTTTAAAAGATTAGAAAATAATTTAAATGGATATGTACCAGTAATTAATTTACACGATGCAAATGATGATAAGAGTGCAAATCCATTTACCTATCAAACTCAAGCTGGAATAGATTATAGTGCATATCTTGGAAATGATACTACCTATTATACATTCGATTCTTCAATAGTTTCTCAAAATTATGGAACTGGCGATAATTTATTGAAAAATAGATGGGAAACCAAAGATGGTACAATTAGATACAATAATAATATAATTGCTAGTCATTCATTCGATAACACAAAAGTATACGATAAATCATTAAACGATATTAATTCAAGTGTATTTAGTACATATGGATATAAAAGTGGTTCTTTTGATGTAGATAACGATTTATATTATACAAGTCTAAATTTTGGAGCAGGCGATAATTTATTAGAAGGAGCTGGTAAACTTTCTACATCAAAAACAATAAAGTATAACGGAAATATAATAGCTAGACAAAGATTTAATAATAAAAATACGTTTGAACAGGATGCATGGTATGGTAAAGGATTTTATACAGATATTAATACCAGAGATACTGAATATCATTCTGGAAAAGAAAAATATGTACCATATCCTAAAATAAAAAAAGAAGTATTACAAAATACAGATGGTAAAGTATTTGATATTGTTGCATTGTCTATTGATAAAGTTACATTATTAGGAACTATAACTGGTTTAAGTGATAATGCTACACCGAGTTGGACAGATACAAAATCGGTTGGTAGTGGTTTTAAATTTTATCTATATGATAGTTGGGAAAGAGAGATTAGTTTTAAATTTCAAATGTATGCTGATAATAATTCAGAATTAGATTTAATTTGGAGCAAAGCAGAAAGGATTAAAAAATTAACCCTACCTACACCCAAAGGAAACATAGGTGTATTTGGTCAATTGATACCATTAAAAATTGGTAATATTATAAACACTCCATATGGATTTTTAACAGCATGTAATTTAACGGTTACAGATGATTCACCTTGGGAAATAACAAAAGGAAAACAAAAACCATTTATATTTGAAATGGATATTACATATAAAGTAACATCTAATACTGATAATACCTCATACACTTTTTATTCTTAATATACTTAATAATAATGAATAGATACGATAATACAAAAACAGAACTTAAATCCGGTAAAGGAAAGGTATATACATCTAATTTAATACCAAACATTACCGCCGATGATAGTGATATATTAATTATGACCGTAGATGGTGATAGATTAGATTTATTGGCTAATCATTATTTTGGTGATGCAACTAAATGGTGGTTAATCGCAATGACAAATAATTTAACGGATATTGATTTAAAATGTAAACCTGGTACTCAATTAAGAATACCAACTAATACTAATAGAGTTACCGATTTAATATAATACAATATGTCTTCATTCCCAGCGATATCACCTATGAAGGGTGGAATAGTAAGTAAAATAAACAAAACTAACAGAGAAACATTTGGTGGTAATAAACCATTTATACAACTCACAAAATATGTAGGTGGAGCCAAACAATCAATTAATTACGCTAGTTATACGGCGTTTGATTTAAGTCAAGTACAAAGTCAAAATGAAAGATTTCCACCACTTATAACGGGATTAGATGTATCAAATAGTGGTACATTGGGTGCAATTAGAAAAGCAAAGATTAATGTTAAATTTTCAGATATTGAACAATTGCAAACATATAAAGATTTTTTGTTAATTGGTAATACACAAATGGTATCTTGGGGATGGGTTAAATCATCAACAGGAACACCATCTACTAATATTGCAACAGCAGCCAGCATTGTACTTAATATTGCTAATTGGCAAAACGAAGTTGCATTAGCCGATTATGAAATAGATTATATGGCAGGACCATTGGTGAATTTTAATTTTAAAATAAATTCAGATGCAACTATTGATGCAGAATTAGAATTAGGTTCACCATCGGAAATACCAGGATTCTTAGCATTAAGTAAAAAAGATAAAGAATCATCGACAGATGCAAAATCGGAAGGTGATGATATTGTAGTAGTATGTCAAGGATTAGATTTAGATGGAAAATTAACAGGTACAACCGAAGCGGAAATTAAAGCACATACAATTAATTTTAGAGAAGATAGAATAGATAAAGCAAGTACGTTTGCAGAAAGTAGTGATACATACGTTCAATTAGGATTTGCATTAACAGCAATACTTAATAAATTTAGACCAAAAGAAACTGATAAAAATAAACTTGAATTAGGAATTGATTTGAGTAATGCAATTGCAATGGGTCATCCAAATATGATTAGTGTATCTGAAAATGTATTATTTCCAAATTCTACAACGATGGGATTTATCGGTGGGTACTCAGAAAAAAATGCAAGAGTATTAACACCTACATTAAGTGCTACACAAAAATTTGGTCCATTTAATGGTACACATGAATTTCCAATAGATACTGTTAATACAACAATTGGTGATGCAAATGTTAATATTACCGGTAAAACGGCAGGCTATATTGAAAACATATACATGAAAACTGACTTTCTCAAAGAGTCTGCAAAAGGATGTGAAAGTGTTAATGATTTTTTAGACAAAATAATATCAGAATTAAATGTTGCAGGTGCGGGATTATATAATTTAGTAAGAAGAGAAACAACTGATAAAAATTCTAAATTAATATATTCAATAGTAGATTTAAATTTATTTCATACGGTAACGGCTATACCTAGTGTAAATCTATTTGGAAATAGTAGTAGAGTAATTGATATTTCTATGAATTGTGATATGCCAAAAGAAATAGTTTCAATGATGGTAATGGATAGCAAGGACCCTGCACAACATGATGATAATCCTGGTATAAGAATGTTTGCAATGCAAAAACCAGATCCAGTTATGCAACTTGTACCAAAACCACCACCCGCAAAGGGGGGTGCAATTGCAGATGATGACACCGCTGGATTTTGGGCATCAATTGGAATTATGTTTGCAATTATACCTAGTTTCTTTTCAAATGTATTCAATATGCCAGGTGAAAATAGAATAAAATTCGCAAAAAGCGCTAAATTCGGTGACGCCGGAGCAGACCCTATGTTTGGTGTATTTAAAGATGTAAGTTGTGTAAAACATTATGTTTTTGGAAAAGATTTTAAAAGAAATAATGCATTAGTTCCGGTAACAGTATCATTTACATTACTGGGTATGTCAGGTATATCACTTGGTTCTGCTATTATGTTTAAACCGAGTCCAGTTCCATGGCTTAAGGATAGAGGATATTGGCAAGTAACATCGGTAGAACATAAAGTAGATGATGCACAATGGACAACTATGGTAGAATGTAAATATAGAGTTGCTAACGATGTAATTGGAAAATAATATGGATAATATAGTAAAACATTATACAAGTAATTTAAAAAAGAACGCACCAAAAGAAACACAAATACAGGCGTTTGAAGCAAATCCTAATGTACAAGATTATCTTAATCAATATATCTATCGTTATTTTGTAAGAAAAAGAAACGAAGAAAATGGATTAATATATGAGATAAGTAAATTTAAATTTGATGAGTTTAAAAACAATTCATTATATATTAGCGCTAAACTTAAATGGAAAATATATGGTGATAGAACTGAAACCGAAATAGCAAATAAAAAATCAGTTGAATATGTAATGAAAACCATTTCAAATTTAGATACCTATATTAACAATTATCTTAAATTTTGGAAAAACTGATAAAAGTCATATTTTTATTTGGTTAATAAAAAATAATAGATTATATTTATAATAAATAAACAATAAGTTATATGAGCAATTTCAAACATCTAACCGATTTAGAAGTACAACAAATTACTTTCGATTGGAGATACAGAGGATTCACCGTATTAGAATTATTAACCGAAGAAGAGGTTGATGAAGTAAACGCTGAATTAGAAAAATTAAGACAAGAAAGAATTGGTACAACTACCGAAGATGGTAAAGAATGGGGAGAGTGGGACCCTTTTGCATATCCACACAAACTATCACCTAAATTAGAAAAAATGTTTTGCCATCCAAAGATTTTGGAAGCATGTGAGTTTTTAATGGAAGGTGAAGTACAAGGAATGCAGACATGGTGTTACTTTAAACCACCGGGACAATTAGGACGTGACCAACATCAAAACGCATTTTATACAGGATGTGGACACAATGAAATTATCAACACTGCATTAGCATTAGATAATCACGATCCTGAAAATGGTGCAGTATGGAACTACGAAGGTTCACATAGATTACAAACTTTACCAATCGAAGTAGATGAAGATAGAACAAAAACTAATCCTACATTTTGGAGAAACGAAAGAGGTAAACCGTGTGTAATGCCTGAAGGACATGATTTTCGTAAAGTAGAAGGTTATTTAAGAAAAGGACAAGTAGTATTGTTACACTCACATTGTGTACATGGTTCTGAGGCAAATAACTCAAATAGATTCCGTAGAAACTTATTAGGTGGATATCTTAAAAAAGGAGCAATCTTTAATAAAGGTGGACATATGAAAAGAGAACCAATTGATTTGCACGCTTTAAAAGCAAAACATTGGACAGAATCAGATGAAAAGAATTTTGGTGGTTTTTAATCACAAACGAAAGGAGAGTTTAATTACTCTCCTTTTTATTTTGTATTATAACCAAAATGTATTATCTTTGGATATATGATATTTGTAGAAGATAAATTTGAATTCCAAAGTTTCTTAATAGAATATAGAAAACATACTAATTTAATATACGTTAGATTATCAGATGAAGAAAAGCATGTGATGAACAATCGTATATCTTTTATTTATGTCAAATCAAAAAAGAATGAGTGGGTTATAAATGTAAACAATGGGGATGGGCTAGGAATTAAAGTAGAAGCATTATCACAATTATTAGACACAATACATCCTCAGTTAATTTTTAATTACAAAGCAATCTCACAAATATTAAATTTTACAAAAGGATTTGATGTAGATTTAGCTAAATTTATTGAGTATGGTTATCATGATATTGAATTAGGAGATAATCAGTTAAACCAATTTTACAAATCAAAGTTTAAAGGTGAACCATATTTGAATGATAGTATTCCAATGGTTAAACAAATAGAACTTATACAACAATATGTTTCTAAGTTTTCACTTAATGTAAACAAAAATTCAATTAAATACATAGATGATGCAACAAAGGCATTTAGTTATATTGAAAGTAGTGGATTAAAGGTAGATGGGGATTACGTTTTAACCTACAATCCAGTTCATTTAACGAAGGATAATATGGTTTATACTCAATATAACCTAATGACATCTACACTCCGACCATCGAACCGATATGGTGGTGTAAACTATGCTGCACTTAAAAAAGATACCGGTGAAAGAAAGGCATTTATAAGTAGATTTGATGGTGGTGAATTGATTAGTTGTGATTTTGAAGCGTATCACCCAAGATTATTGATGGATATTATTTACCAAATGAAACTTAATTCAACTGCAAATGTAAAAGAAATGCAATGGATGAAAGATTTCTATGGTAGTGGGTTAGATTTTTATACATGGATTGGAAATCAAATTGGTATTGATGATAGAAACGAAGTAAAAACTTTAATATTCCAAAATTTATATGGTGGGATTAGAAGTGAGTTATTAGATATTCAATATTTTAAAGAGATACAACATCTTACTGACTTATTATCAGAAACAATGGTAAAAAACAAAGCAATCTTTACGCATTCATATCATATTCAGTTTGGTATTGAAAGATTAGAACCTATAACTCCCGCAAAAGTTCTTAATTATTATATCCAAGCATACGAAACTGAAAGAAATATAAGAAAAATACTAAAAATAAAAGAGAAATTAGAAGGAAAACACACAAAATTGATATTATATACATACGATGCGTTTGTATTTGATGTGTATCCGTCAGAAAAACAATATTTATATACTGATATCATACCTATATTAAAAGGTGGTTATGGTAGGTATCAAGTAAAAACAACGACCGGTAAAAATTATGATGAACTTTAACTTAGACAATCTTAGTGAAATTATTGATGAGGTTTTAACAGAATTTTGTGTTACATATCCAATTCCAAACTTTGATAACAAAGAACAACTAGAACATTTACGTTCAGTATTAGAACAATTCGGTGCGGAAGCATTTACCGATATAGAATTGATGGAAGCTATTAGTTTAGCACCAAAGAAATTTACATTAGAAGCACCTAAGAAAGATGGTACTGACCCTAAGTTAGCGGCAATCTTAAAAAAGAAAGTAAGAAATGCAGATACAGGTAGAGATGTAACGGTAGCATCAGCATTGAATTATAAAGACCAAAAGGGTAGTGGTGCAAGGTCAGCATATCACGCAGCAGCTGCAATGTTAAAAGGAGCAGGTTATAGTGAAAAGAATGTGGATATGATTGATGACCCTAACCCGGAAGAACCACAATACTACGCTAAACCAAAACCACAAGTTACTCCACAATCTAAAGTAGCACCAAAACCACAACCACAACAAAAACCACAACCACAAACTCCAACGGCAGCACCAACTAAAAAAACAGCACCGGTTCAACAACCTGTTAATGTTAATTTAAGTGGTTCATTGAAGGATGTATTTGGTAGATTTGAAGATAATAAAAATACTAAGACAAGTAAAGATAATGTAGTAACTGCAATTAAGAGTGTTTATAAGGAAGTGGATAAATTTATTAAAGATAAAAATAATCCTAATCAAAAAGCACATATAGCAGTAAAAGCATCATTACAAAAAATGTTTACTGGTACTCCATTAAGTGCAAGTGAGAAAAAATTATTAGCACAATATGTTAGAGTAGCAGAACCAACTGATGCAAATCCAAACGCATGTAAAGTATATATTGCACGTCAACCGGGTGTATTCAAAACAGCTGGACAAGATAAAAGAAGTAGAGTATATGTTGGTGCAAAAGATAAATCAACTCCAATAATCGGAGCATTTAGACAATGGGCAACTAAAAATGGTATTCCTGAATTATCAACATCGACATTTGGTGGAAAGAAAACAACAGCTAATCAAACATTTACAGATGATAAAGGAAATACTAGATTATTAAAAGGTGCAGCAAAAGTAAATAAAGATAAAAATGGTGTAGTGCAATCAGTTAAGATTGGGGGATTAAATATCATACGATTAGACCCGAATGAGAAAGGAATTAAACCAAACGAAAAGAAATTAAGAGAAAGAAATAATAGAAATTTAGAAGAATATTCTGCTAAGATTGAAGCGAATGATATGGACTTTATTGATATGGATAAAGGTGTAGTTCCTGATTCTCCTAAAAATAGAGTAATAGTAATTCAAAATGCTATTAGTGGTATGGCAAATCGTTTTAAAGTATTAGCAGATAAGGCAATGATTGCTGATAAAGAAACATTAGCATTAATTACGGTATTAGATAATTTTAGTAAAAGAGACCCTAATAAAAATCCAAAAGAATGGTTGAAAGATTTTGAACATATTTTATCTAAGGTAGCTAATCATGAAGGTGAACCATCGTTAAGAGAAGGATGGGCAAACTACGCAGAAATATTTGTAGCAATCAAAGAAATGCAAGATAATGGTAACGGAACAGAACATGGTAAGTGTGCATTATTACCACAATCACAAACATTAGAAACCGTAGATGTTATTACGATTAGTGATGGTATGGGGACAAATAGAATTGTAACATTAGATGGTAGAAGTGTTAAGAAAGGAGTAGGTGGTGCAAGTGCATTGACTTCAAAAACAAGAAAATCTACATATAAAAATGACCCGAAAGGATTGATTAAAAAAGGTGTAATAGCATTATCAGAATCACACAATGTACCATATGGATTGGGTATGGATAAATCAGCAGCAGACCACAAAAAATTAAACGATGCATATCAATCTGAAATTAAAAAGAAAGCATTAGAATTAAATGTAAAACCTGCATTTATTAAACAAATGGAATCAGAAATGAAACCAGGTGGAAGAGCCGCTAAAAAAATAGCATCTGCATTAGGTGGTATTGTATTAGAAAGAAATAGAGCTGGTTTACCAATTGATAAAGATACATTGGCTAAAATTAAAATGCGTTTAGAATCATATTATATCTATACTAACTTAGCACATGAAGCATATAATGAAAATGTAGATGTACAAGATTTTGCAAATGATTCGGTTTTATCGCAAAAAGAAGATAGAGGTGGTGGAAAATTAGTTAAAGCAGGTGAAATTGCAATAGATAGTTCAAACGGAATTGATGTATTAGCATATCCACAATCAGAATTTAATATTGGATTTACATTAGATGGTAAAAGTAAAAACCCTGGCGCAGGTAGATTTCATAATGCACCTAAGAGACAATAATGAAGACACAATTACTTTGCACATTTAGTACAAAACCAGATGTAGAGAATCACTTAGAATTAATTAAAAGTAATTATACATTGGCTTATAATTACATCTATGTTCTTCAAAACAAAAACATTCCAAATGAATTGTTTATAACTTACAATGTAGTGGTAGAAAATACACAACCAAATTTAGAAATAAAAACTATTTTGGTTCATAGAAAAAAACAAAGTAATACATTATACACAATCAATGCATTGAACAATGTTATTATGGAAGCTACTGGTGGACAATTAGATAATAAGTTTGAAGTGGATTGGGAAAAATATAGAAATTGTATATTGGTTACAAATACAGAAGGTGTTAAAAAAATATACACTAGAGTATTTGATGTGATAGATTTGACAAAATAAATAGTTATGATATATTGGTTTACAGGACAACCTGGTAGTGGAAAAACTACTATGGCTAATTGGATGGAAGCTCATTTAATACATAAAGTTATCACTATTGATGGTGATGATATTAGAGATGTATTTCAAAACAAAGATTACTCAGAAGAAGGTCGCAAAAAGAATATAACTAATGCACAAACATTGGCTAAGTTCTTACAACACAAAGGCTACAACGTAGTGGTATCATTGGTTTCACCATACAAAGACCAAAGAGATAAATTCAAATTAGAAATGGGTGAGAACCTAATAGAAATTTATGTTCATACTACAAATGAAAGAGGTAGAGAAAGTTTCCATGTTTCTAACTACGAAGCACCTACTGAATTTTATATTGATTTAGATACTACAAATGAAAGAGAATTAGATACTTTTAAAAAACTTCGTAATTATTTGGGAATTTAATAAATAAATTGTATATTAGAGTATATGAAAAAATACGCATTATTCATCGGAAGATGGCAAACGTGGCACAAAGGACATGAGTGGTTAATTAATCAGCAGTTAGAAAAAGGTAAAAATGTTTGGGTGGCAATTAGAGATGTTCCATTAGATGAGAATAATCCTAAAACCGCACAACAGGTTTTAAAAGAATTATCAACCGAACCATTCTTTACAAATAATTTTGATAAGATTTTATTATCAATCATACCAGATATTGAAAGTGTAAACTATGGTAGAGCAGTTGGGTATAACGTTATCTATCATGAACCACCAAAAGAAATTGAAGAAATAAGTGGTACTGCAATTAGAAATAAATACATAGATACAAATGGTGATGAAATTGTATACAACATAGAAGCAGATAAGTAATGGTAGTAGAAAGAAAGAGACACATTGCAAAAACTATCTCATATCGAATTGTAAGTACGTTAATTGGTTTCTTATTAATGTGGTTGATAAGTGGTTCAATTAAAGTAGGTGCCGCATTTGGGGTAGCAGAATTGATTTACAAACCTATTCAGTATTATCTACATGAAAGAGTTTGGTATAAATGGATTAAGTACGGTTTAAAAAAATAAGTTATATGTCGGATATAAAAGAAGCAGTAAACGGACCAGCATATTATGGTGGTATCGATAACCCATATGAAGTAATTAAAGTATGTGAAGCATGGGGATTAGACAAAGATGCATACCTATTCAATGTAGCAAAATACATAGCAAGGGCCGGAAAGAAGGACCCAGCAAAGGAACTAGAGGATTTGAAGAAAGCAGTTTTTTACCTCGAAAGAAGGATAAAATTACTCTCTAAATAATTTGGTAGTTTCAAAAAATTATCGTATCTTTATTGTATAGGAATTAAGAAAATCGATATTTATACGTGAGATTAAATCGCGATAATCTTAAAACTTAAAAACAAATTTTTAAAACTTAAAAACAAAACAGCATGAACATTAATGCAATCAAGCAACGTCTTAATTCGTTGCAAAACACTTCGAAGAAAACGGACTCATTGTGGAAAACCAAACCTGGTAAATACCAAGTTCGTATCGTACCTTACAAATTCAATAAGGAAAATCCTTTCATTGAATTATTATTTCACTACAACATTAACAACAAAACTTATTTGAGTCCAGCTTCCTTTGGAAGACCTGACCCAATTTTAGAGTTCGCAGAAAAACTTAAGAAATTAGGTGATACTGAGAATTGGAAAGCGGGTAAGAAAATGGAGCCTAAATTAAGAACTTTCGCACCTGTGGTAATCAGAGGTCAAGAAAACGAAGGTGTTAAATTTTGGGGATTTGGTAAGACTGTGTATCAAGAGATTTTAGCTATCGTAGCTGATCCTGATTACGGTGATATTACCGATGAAACAAATGGTAGAGATATTGTTATTGAAATTGTAGAGGAAGCAGGTAAAACATATCCTGAAACCAGAATCAGAGTAAAACCAAATGTATCTTTATTACATGACAATTCTACAATCGCAACTAAATTGTTAGATGAGCAAACTGATATTACTGATATCTATTCAGAATTATCTTATGCAGAATTAAAGACGGTATTAGAGAATTGGTTAAACCCAACGGCAGTGCTTGAAGAAGAAAATCCAACTCCTTCTGTTTCTCAACAAACATTAGCACCTCAACCAAAAAAAGTTGAAGAACAATTAGTAACTAAAGATGCTGCACCTGAAATCGGTGGAAGTGGATTAGTTAATGATTTACCTTGGGATGATGACGAGACAGCAGCCCCGGCACCAAAAGTGGATGTGGCAGCAGCATTTGATGACTTATTTAATTCATAATTTTTATGGCAAAAGTAGACTTAGCAAATCAAATTGCTGATAGTCTTAACAAAAAGTGGAAAGACCAAAAGGTAGCTTTCTTCTTGGATGATGATTCCGATGGAGCCCCAACCAATGTACCAGGTTGGGTTTCCACTGGAACAGCAATGTTAGACGTAGCAATTTCGAACAGACCTTATGGGGGATTACCCGTAGGAAGAATTACCGAAATCACCGGTTTAGAACAAAGTGGTAAATCACTTTTATCAGCACACGTGTTGGCTGAAACACAAAGACAAGGTGGGGTAGCAGTATTGATTGATACTGAAACTGCGGTAAGTAGAGAGTTCTTTGATGCAATTGGAGTAGATGTTTCTAAACTATTATACGTTTCAGTAGACACAGTTGAAGATATATTTGAAACAATTGATACAATCATTGAACAAGTTCGTAAAGGTGATAAGGATAGATTAGTTACAATCGTAGTCGATTCAGTAGCAGCAGCATCAACTAAAAAGGAGATGGATGCTGATTATGATAAAGATGGTTACGCAACTGATAAGGCAATTATCATTTCAAAAGCAATGAGAAAGATTACAAATGTAATTGGTAGACAAAGAATCTCCGTTGTATTTACTAATCAACTTAGGCAAAAATTAGGTGTGATGTTTGGTGACCCTTGGACTACATCGGGTGGTAAAGCATTAGCATTCCACGCTTCGGTTCGTATTCGTTTAAAGAATATGGGACAGATTAAAGCAGGTGAGAGAATCGTTGGTATCAAAGTAAGAGCACAGGTTATTAAGAATAGATTAGGACCACCATTACGTTCAGCAGATTTCGATATATTCTTTGATAGAGGTATTGATAATTTTGGTGGATGGTTAAAGGTGATGAAAGATAATAAATTAGTTAAGCAAGGTGGGGCATGGTACGAATACATTGATACTGATACTGGTGAAGTTATCAAATTCCAATCCAAAGATTTTATTCAGATGATGGGAGTTAGGGATGAATTAAGAGACCAAATTTATAGAAAGATTTGTGAATCAACAATCTTACAATATAAAAAAGAAGGAATCGATCCGGATGAAATTACATATGATAACGGAGGGCAAGAGCCTGAACCGGATATAGATACCGAATAAGGTTACAAACAAATAAAGGTTTATGAACGAAACATATAAAAAGTTACTAAACGAAGTAGAAAAAGACTATCAGCAATTAGGAAAAGAAAAAGTATTAATTGTTGATGGTCTTAATACTTTTATACGAAGCTGGACGGTAAATCCTACAATGGATGATAATGGTGACCACATTGGCGGTATAGTAGGTACATTAAAAGGTATCGGTTATGCTATCAGAGAATATAATGCAACTCGTTGTATAATTGTATTCGATGGTAAGGGTGGTTCTAAAAGTAGAAAGGATTTATATAGTGGTTATAAAGAGAATCGAGGTAACAATCGTTTTAGAGTGAATAGAGCATACTCAGATTTGATGAACAAAGAAGAAGAAGGTGTATCTATGAAACGACAAATGATTGGGTTAATCGAACTCCTAGAGTATCTACCTGTGGAAATTATGCTATATGATAGTATTGAAGCAGATGATGTTATGGGCTATATTGCATCACAACTTTTAAAAGAGGATGAATCAGCAGTTATTATGAGTGCTGATAAAGATTTCCTACAATTAGTAAATGAAAGAGTTAAAGTTTATTCGCCTACAAAGAAAAAATTATACGATACCAACCTTGTTGTATCAGAGTATGGTGTTCATCCTGCAAACTTTATGGTTTATCGTACTCTTGATGGTGATAAGTCCGATAACATTGATGGTATTGCTGGGTGTGGTCTTAAAACTATTATTAAGAGATTCCCTGAGGTGGTGGAAGAAAAAGAAATTACAATAGATGATATGTTTATTCTATGTGAAAATCGCAAGAGTGAAAATAAATTCTATGATAAGATTTTAGATGGTAAAAAGATAATTGAAAGGAACTATAAACTTATGCAATTATCAGATCCGGAAATACCAACCAATAAAAAACTAACAATTAACCAAAAATATTTGGATAATTCAGCAAAATTGGATAAATTAGGATTCATAAAGAAAGCAATGGGAATGAAAGTTATTAATTCATTTGGTGATGTTAATAGCTGGATTCAAACTACTTTCGCAAAATTACATAAATAACAATTAAAAACAAACATGGAGGAAACAACCTATGAAGTGTCTTAAAAGCAACAAAACAGCAAACATTATTAGAGTAAGTGATAAAGATGCTTACAACGCAACGAGTGAATGGAAATTTATTCCTAAATCAGAGTGGAAAGAATATAAGAATCCTAAGAAAGAAACAAAAGAAAAAGAAAGTAAATAATGAACGCAGTAGATACATTAGAAAAATTTGGTGAATCATACCAATCTAAAGTCATAGCTGCATTATTATCGGATTTACCTTTTCTTAATCAAGTTTCTGAAATTACAAACAAAGATTATTTTGAGAGTGAGCAAGATAAGTGGATTGTAGAAGCGATATTAGATTATCAAAGTAAACAATTCGCCGCACCAACATTAGACGTATTTAAAGTTAAGTTGGCATCATTAGGAACTGATTCTCAAAAGAAACAAATCATAGAAAGGATAAAACAAATCTATGATGTATTCGGTAGTGAAGATATGGAGTTTGTAAAAACCGAATATATTAAATTCTCAAAGTTTCAGAAGTTAAAAGCCGCAATATTTCAATCAGTAGACCTAATCAAATCCGAAAAGAGTTGGGACGAGATAGGAGTTGTAGTTCAGAACGCATTAAAAGCGGGAATGGAAAACAATTTAGGACATGATTACTATAAGGATATTGCAATGAGGATGGAAGAAACTAAAAGAAGTTCAGTACCTACCGGATGGAAACCTATCAATGATTTAATGGATGGTGGATTAGGACCAGGTGAATTGGGAGTAATTGTAGCACCGAGTGGAGTTGGTAAGACTTGGGTATTATGTAAGATAGCAGCCGATGCCGTAAGGCAAGGTTACAATGTAATGCATTATACACTAGAATTATCAGAAATCTATGCAGGTACAAGATATGATACTATTATGACTGGTATTCCATCTAACGAATTGAAAGATAGGAAAGATGAAGTAGTAGCTAAACTTAAAAACCACAAAGCAAATTTGATGGTTAAGTATTATCCACCGAGAGGGGCAAGTACAAAAACAATTAAAGCACATTTAGATAAGTACAAAGGATTCGGCTTCAAACCGGATTTAATTATTATTGATTATGCTGATTTGTTAAAACCTGTAAACAAACGAGATAGTACCTATGCAGAATTGGGTGGTGTATATGAAGAAATCAGAGGATTGAGTGGTGAGTTAGGTGTGCCAATTTGGACAGCATCACAAACCAATCGTTCAGCTATTGATTTTGAAGTTATCCAAGCTGATTCAATCGCAGATTCTTATGCAAAAGTAATGACATCAGATTTCATTATGAGTGTAAGTAGAAAAGCAAAAGATAAGTTAAGTAATACAGCACGATTCCATGTTATGAAAAATAGATTTGGAGCAGATGGTTTAACTTTCCCGGCTAAAATGGATACTATGATTGGGCAAATAGATGTGTTTGAACCATTATCAGCAGATGGAGTAATGACACAAAAAGAATCTAGTAATGGTGGTAACTTAGAAAAGAAACTTTTACACAAAAAATATATAGAAAATATGGGTTAATAAGTATATAACTTGTGGAAAAAAAAACTTAAAAAAAGTGGGTTTTTTTCTTTCAAAAGTCGTATCTATATACAAATATACTAATAGTTATTGGTACATTTTATACTTTTATTGAAAAAAGTTTTATTTATTAATCTTACAAAAAATACAAAAAAACAATGGACATTTCGACAAGAATCCTATCAGAAATTACGGTGTACATGAAGTACGCAAAATATAAGCCAGAATTAAAAAGAAGAGAGACGTGGCAAGAGTTGGTTACAAGAAATATGGATATGCATATAAAAACATATCCACAATTAGAAGAAGAAATCAGAGAGAACTATAAGTTCGTTTATGATAAGAAAGTTTTACCTTCAATGCGTTCAATGCAATTCGCAGGTAAACCAATTGAAATTAGTCCAAATAGAATTTACAATTGTGCATTCGCGCCGATTGATGATTGGAGAGTATTTTCTGAAATTATGTTCTTACTTTTAGGTGGAACCGGTGTAGGATATTCAGTACAATCACATCATGTTGATGCATTACCTGAAATTAGAAAACCAAATGCAGATAAGACACGAAGATTCCTTATTGGAGATTCTATTGAAGGATGGGCAGATTCAATTTCAGTATTAGTAAAATCATATTTCTTCGGTGGTTCAAAGCCAGTATTTGATTTTAGAGATATTAGAGCTAAGGGTGCACGATTAATTACAAGTGGTGGTAAAGCACCAGGACCTCAACCCCTAAAAGAATGTTTGATTAAAATTGAAGGTATCTTTGATGCTAAAAAAGATGGTGAGAAATTAAAACCAATTGAAGTACATGATATTGTTTGCCATATTGCAGATGCAGTATTAGCAGGTGGTATCCGTAGAGCAGCATTAATTTGTTTATTCTCAGCGAGTGATGAGCAAATGATTAGTTGTAAGAGTGGAGCATGGTGGGAAACAAATCCACAAAGAGGTAGAGCAAATAACTCAGCGGTATTAATGAGACACAAAATCACAAAGGATTACTTTATGGATTTGTGGAAAAGAATTGAAGCAAGTGGAGCAGGTGAGCCTGGTATCTACTTATCAAATGACAAAGATTGGGGAACTAATCCATGTTGTGAGATTGCATTAAGACCTTTCCAATTCTGTAACTTATGTGAAGTGAATGTAAGTGATGTAGTTGACCAGGATGATTTAAATGCAAGAGTAAAGGCAGCATCATTCATTGGAACATTGCAAGCAGGGTATACTGATTTCCATTACCTTCGCCCAATTTGGCAGAGAACAACCGAAAAGGATGCATTGATTGGTGTATCTATGACTGGTATTGGTAGTGGTGCAGTTTTGAAATTGGATATGAAAGAATCTGCAAAAGTGGTTAAGACAGAAAATAGAAGGGTAGCAGAAATATTAAAAATAAATGTTTCAGCAAGAACTACAACTGTTAAACCTGCCGGAACAACATCATTAACATTAGGAACAAGTAGTGGTATTCACGCATGGCATAATGATTATTACATTCGTAGAGTAAGAGTTGGTAAGAATGAATCAATGTATTCACACTTATTAATCAATCATCCTGAATTAATTGAAGATGAATATTTCAGACCACATGATACTGCAGTAATAGGTATTCCACAAAAGGCACCTGATACTGCAATTTTTAGAACTGAATCTCCAATTCAATTATTAGAAAGAGTTAAAAAAGTACATGGTGAGTGGATTAAACCTGGACATAGAAGTGGAAATAATTCTCATAATGTATCTGCAACAATATCTATTAGAGAGCATGAGTGGAAAGCAGTTGGTGAATGGATGTGGGAAAACAAAGAGTTCTATAATGGACTTTCGGTATTACCTTACGATGGTGGAACTTATATTCAAGCACCATTTGAAGATTGTACAAAAGAAAGATATGAAGAACTATTAAAAACATTAAGTGATGTTGACTTATCTAAAGTTATTGAAACCGAAGATATGACAGACCTAAGTGGTGAGTTAGCATGTGCCGGTGGAGCGTGTGAGGTTAAGTAAATGGTACATGATAGTGTAGTTCAAAATATTATTAATGGGATATATCATCCTATTAGGACAAACAGATGAAATTAAATAAAGAAAATGAAAAGTTATACTATTTGGAACAAGGTAAGGTGGTTTTTACTCCAGAGTATCATATGGCAAGAGGTTATTGCTGTGGTAATAAGTGCCGCCATTGTCCTTATATTCCAACCAACATAAAAGGTAATACTAAATTAGATTCGTTATGGGAGAAAATCAATCAACAAAAAACAAAGAATTGACAGAGAAAATTAGAGAAGAAAAGCAAAAAGAAAAAGGACCTATTAAGTTTCAAATTCAATTGAATGAGGAACAAAAAGAGGCAAAAGATAAAATTTTAAATAACGCAATTACAATTCTAAGTGGTAAAGCGGGTAGTGGTAAAACACTATTAGCTTGTCAAATTGCATTGGATATGTTATTTAAGAAAACGGTTAGTAAAATTATCATTACAAGACCGACAGTAAGTAAAGAAGAAATTGGATTTCTACCAGGAGACCTTAGAGAAAAGATGGAACCCTGGATGCAACCAATTTATTCAAACTTCTATCTACTTTATAATAGAGAAAAAATAGATGAGATATTAGCAAACGGACAAGTTGAAATTGTGCCGGTAGCATTTATGAGAGGTAGAACTTTCTTAGACTCATTTGTAATTGTAGATGAAGCTCAGAACTGCACTCATGAACAAATGGAAATGATTGTAAGTAGACTGGGTATTAGAAGTAAGATGGTAGTATGTGGTGATACTGCTCAGGTAGATTTAAAACAAAGGGGTGAAAGTGGATTTGGATTTTTACTTAGGGTAGCTAAGAAAGTAAAAGAGATGGCATCGCAGACATTATTAGTAAATCATAGACATTCAGTAGTTGATGCCCTATTGGAAGAATATGAAGATTTTAAAAACAAAAAAAATGGTAACAGTTAAAAAATTTAGTGCAGTGTGGTGTGGACCATGCAGAGCATTAGCACCGGTTATGACAGAGATTAAAGGACAATTTTCAAATGTAAAGTTTGAAGATTATGATGTAGATGATTACAACGAAGAAGTTACAAAATACAATGTAACATCAGTTCCAACAATCATCATAGAAAAAAATGGTGAAATTGTTGAAAGGTTTACAGGATTGAGTTCTAAATTAGCATATGTAAATGCTATAAATGAAGCTATAAAATAATAGGTTTTATCAAATAATTTTCGTAAATTTAGTTATATGTATTTAGATTACTTTGACCAATTCAAAAATATGTCACCATACCTGTATATCAATGCAGAACAATGGAAACATATTCAAACCACATTTGAGAAAGCAGATGTGTGTGAATCCTTAGCAAGATTAGCTATGGAATATCCCTTACCTTATCAAGAAATTAGTGAGGATGATGCCCGTAAAGAATACTTAGCATTAAAAAAGACGAGATGGAACGAATTATTGAAAGATGATGAGTGGTTCATTCGTAAAGCAGGTGATAGTAAATTCGGATTAGGATTCGAAGGTAAACAATTGTATTTTAGACGAGTTAATACCGGAAACCAAGCATCAAACTATTTTCAACAAGCGAATAGATGGGGTGTAGATGGAACGGTATCACCGGGTCCTGATAGAACTTGGAGAACATATGAATTTATGGTTACGCTAATGGGTGCAATGTACACATTAAAGTTTGATGAAATTGATAGAGGTAGTTTAAGAGTAGCTTTATCTTTACGAAAATATATTTGTTCTCAGTTCAAACCAAATGTAGCAAAAGCATTATACGATTACTTTAAAGCAGAAACCGTATTAGATTTTGCAGCAGGTTGGGGAGATAGAATGTGTGGTTTCTATGCGAGTGAATACGGAAAACATTATGTAGGTATTGACCCGCGTAAAGAAAACCATCCTATTTATAGACAACAGGCGGAGTTCTATGAAAAAAATAATGGCTTCTTTGAATTGGAAAAGAAAGCTGATTTTGTGGAGAGTCCAGCTGAAGATTTTGACTATGCTGGATATGATAACTATTTTGATATTGCTTTTACAAGTCCTCCTTATTTTAGTGTGGAACGGTATTCGTATGATGATACACAAAGTTGGGTTAGATATAAAACAATTGATGAGTGGAACGAACAATTCTTACACAAAGCATTAGGAAAGATTTGGAAAACACTTAAAAAAGGTGGTGTTCTAATTGTAAACATTGCGGATGTGTACGCTTCATCAAAAGGAACGGATAAAGGTTATAGAGCAATCACTACTCCTATGAACGAATACCTTGAGAAACAAGAGGGTGCAGAATACTTAGGGTGTATGGGTATGGAAATGGCAAAAAGACCTGGTAGTGCAGGTGCTGGGGCAATTATAGAGGGTGATGAAGGTAGATATACCGAAGAAGCATTAGAAAAAGCAAGAGAAGCAGCTGATAAAACGTTTTGTGAACCAATGTGGGTATGGAGAAAAAATTAAAAATACTATATACAAATGGTGATTCGGTTAGTTGGGGTTCTGAATTAAAGGATAGAACTAATCGTTTCTCTTCATTGTTGGCCAAAGAAAAAGGTTTGGTAGATTTCAATGTAGCTAGTAGTGGTATATCCAATGATAGAATTTATAGAAATACTTTAAGAGATTTATGTAAGTTTGTTAATGCTGAGCCAATTTACAATGAGGAATTGGGATATGTTAAAGTAGATGAGATGTTTGTATTGATTTCTTTTACTGCACCTACTAGATTTGATTATTTTGATGGTGATGTATTTGTAAACGAGAGATTGTGGACACATAAGGATAAGTGGGGTAAAATTGATGAACAACATTTGACGGATAGTAAATATGTAATTCATCAAACACACCTAACTCCTTCATTACTAAGGGTTTTTCATCAAATAATTTCCCTTAAATCATTTTGTGAAGCGAATAAAATACCTTATCTTTATATAAATGCATTCTTTGATTACGATGAAGATGAAATTTTTACTTTAAACAAAGATATTCATACTGAAAAAGTTGCTAAACAATTTGATGATACTAACGATTACTTTGGGTTAGTAGATTTATGGAAACAAATTCCACAAAGTTTTAAAGATATAAACTTAACAAAATATCTCAAAGGATTTAAGGATGATAGTATGTTTGAGGAAAGAGGACATCCATCACCAAAAGGACATAAAGAAATAGTAGAATTATTAAAAAATAAAATTTAAATAAATGTTACATAAAGAACAATACAAACTATATTCACCGGCACATGGCAGTGAGTTTCCTTCGGAGAAATACATTTCAGAAAAGACCGGTAAATCTATTAATGTAGCATATTTTTCAAACAATGTAATATTTGATGATAGTGTTATTCCATATTTGAAAGAGAAAGGATTAACTTGTATACATGAAAAGAGGACATACTATGAACCAACTGATTATAGTATTACAGCAGTATATGAATATGTGTATAATGATGATTTAATAGTAATAGGATTTTCAAATAGGAACGATTCATATCCGGGTGAAGATGTTGATGATGATGAAGCAGTTCTAAAAGCAAAACAAGCACCTTTAAAATTATGGATTCAATCAACCTGTGAATTAGCATTAGTGTTTGAAATATTTCCTGAGTTAAACAAGTTTGCTAAGAAGGATATGAAAGGTAAGATTCATTTATTGAAATCTACATCATACGGATTTGAAACCGAAGCATTTGATTTGGGTAAACCTACAATTGATTTAGATTTGAATTATGGAACAGGTTTTAGTGATATGCATAATAATATTGTTGATACTATACAAGGTAAGAATGATAATAATGCAAAGTTAGTTCTATTGCATGGACTAGCGGGGACAGGCAAAACAACTTATCTAAAATACTTAGCACATGAATTAGGTAAGAAGGTTTTATTTTTACCACCTGTTATGGCAGAAAGTATTGTTAATCCAGACTTCGTTCCTTTCTTAATGGAGAACAAAGATTGTGTTTTGATTATTGAAGATGCTGAGAAAGTAATCGGTGATAGACAAAATAGTGGTAGTTCAGTTGGTGTATCTAATCTATTGAATTTAAGTGATGGTATATTAGGTGATATCCTAAACATCTATATAATAGCAACTTTCAATATGGATAAAGAAAAGATTGATAGTGCATTATTAAGAAAGGGTAGATTAATCGCTGAACACAAATTTGGTAAGTTATCTTTTGAAGATACTAAAACTTTGTTAAAGAAGTTGAATAAACAAACCGAAGCTAAAGAGGGAATGACATTAGCGGAGATTTATAACATTGATAATCAACAAGATAAGACCAAAGATGAAAGGGTAACGATTGGTTTTACAAGATATTAATATATATAACTGATTGATTATCAGCAAGTTATAACAAACTTCCTAAAATATTTGGTAGATTGAAATAATTGTTGTATCTTTAATTAAGTTCATTGAAATAATGGGGATGCTTTGGAATTGATTGCAATGAGAATTGTAGTATCACACGTAGAGGTAAGTGCTAGAAACTCTTTAAAACTGCACAAAACAATAACTGACGAAATGTCAACTATGACCTTTGATTCCTTAATGGATTTCATCGGTGCCGATTACGCTGTAGCAGCATAATTACTCCCGTACACATCATGGGACAATTAAATAGAATGTGAAATCGTTTTCTTTGTTATTTCAAAACAAAGTGGTGGACCGTTGTACTAACCATACAGCCTCAATGGCGTAGTGGCCAAATCGAACCACTACCACCGTCAGTTCGTAGCGGTGTGAGAATTACGAACTAAACGTGTGACATGCTGGTATTATGATTACTTTGTAAGACAAGGGTTCGACTCCCTTCATCTCCACCAATATCGCGATGTAGTAGCAGAGGTAGCTCGCTAGGCTCATAACCTAGAGGTCGGAAGTTCGAATCTTCCCATCGCAACAAATGTTAGGGTTGAAGCCATCAACTAATAAAACCGATTGAGTGAGGCACGCAGTGCTGAAGAAAGCCGGATATCCTAACAAAATAAAAAACCCAAAGAAATTTGGTAGATTGAAAACTTTAGTGTATCTTTAATATATAAGATTGAAACTTATAGGTGATGAAAGATACTCGGTATTCAATCTTAGAAAAAAAAAGTTTAAAATATTTGGTAGTTTAAAAAAATTATCGTATATTTATAAAACAATAGGGTAACACCTAAAAAGTTCTTTACATTATTGAAATAATTTCACATAGTAAGTTTATCTTACATAGTGAATAACGGCCGCATATGGTCGGTAAATAAACTTGGAAACAAGGATAAAGTGGGTGTATTAAGTGATACATCTGCGGTTACTTTCCCCGTAAGGAGAGACTAACTCAAGTATGCAAGTGGGATATTATTTAGGCTTTGTACGAAAGGGTAACACTATATCGGAACAGTCAGAATAGTTTGGGTATTATAGATACTCCGACTGAGGTGGGAACACCAATAAGAATAACCCATAGAATATCAGTAAGAAATGTAGACTTAATCCCTCTATATCATTGCGGTATTCATTATCAGAGTGGTCTTAACATCAAACCATCCGAAAGGACGTAAGATAAGACTGTGTACAGGTGGTGCTGTTACTATCCTTTGAACTAGTTTACCAAAACTACTCAATGAAGATGACTCAAAATAACGCAGTAGGGATATTGCATCGGGTAGTTTAGTATTCTCTCGACCAAAAATTGGGGGAGCTAGTGGTAAACCACTACCTGAATAATTCTATAAACTAAAACTCAATTTTTACTTCGGTGTAAAAACTACAAATTAAAAATTAAGCTTAAGTGTTTACCAGTTGCAGGTGAAAGGTGTGTACATAGTTAAGAGCTGTTCTTAGCCACGATACTTCCGCAAGAAGTCTGTGATTCTACCGAAAGGTTTCTAATTCCGCAAGAATTAATTAGGCTGCGAGGCTTAAAGAAAATAATTAAGTAGAGAGTAATCGGCAACTTAAAGACTGATAGTCTTAAATCATCCACATTGAATTGGTACTACTCAAAAGGTAGTGGAAACGGAAGGAACTAATAATCTTTCTAAAGCTGGTTCACAATATGGAGTATTCTCATCCCTATTTTATTTTATCATAATGGTTAATGTTGGTTCGATTCCAATAATGATAACAGAGTAATTCATCGAGGCTAGTATTAACCGGAGCATGACTTGACGTGGCGTATTTTGAAGATTGATTACTTTTTTAATTCGATTATATTTATAACAAATGAAAGCATTAACATTACATACACTTTGTAGCACACCGAATCAGATTTGGGGTAGCAGAGATATGTAAAGTTAGGCTAGATTTATATTAAGAATTTTAGAAAACCCTGACTTTAATTAGTTGGGGTTTTTTGTTTTTGGGATGGTAGCTCAGCGGCAGAGCAGATGACTGTTAATCATCAGGTCGAGATATCGTAATTCTCCCTTCCCTCAATTGTTTATTTGATATGCAGATGTCGTATAATGGTTCATTACTCCTTCCTTCCAAGTAGGAGACGGAGGTTCGATTCCTCTCATCTGCTCAAACGGTTACCAATCCGGAACACGCCTGGAAGTTTAGTGTATTAGCACACCAGGAAATGGTGATAACAAAATTGGAAATTGTCGGATGGTGTAATTGGCAGCACAATAGATTTTGATTCTATTAGTTTTGGTTCAAGTCCAGGTCCGATAACAAAATGGGAATTAGCGTAGTCCGGTATCGCGCTAGCTTTGGGAGCTAGAGGCCGTAGGTTCGAATCCTGCATTCCCAACATATAGGAATATAACTCAGCTGGTAGAGTGCTAATCTGATACGTTAGATGTCACAAGTTCGAATCTTGTTATTCCTACAAACACGTGGTAGGCTATGGCAGCCAATTGGTCTCCAAAACCAAAGGAGAGGGTTCAATTCCTTCACTGCGTGCAAATAGTTTCATAGTGAAATGGATTATCACATAACACTACGGATGTTAGAGTGTAGGTTCGAATCCTACTGAAACTACAAATGGTTAGTTAGGTCGTGGAGGCCGGTGGGACTGCAAATCTTACGGAGTTAGTTCGATTCTAACACTAACCTCAAATGGTGTTTGAAGCTTTAAGGTGAAGCGCTAGTTTGTGGAGCTAGATAAGACGGTTCGATACCGTCCTTACACCCAAAGGAAAGTTGGGTGAGTGGTTGAAACCAGCAGTTTACTAAACTGCCGACTGTTAAAGGTCCGTGAGTTCGAATCTCACACTTTCCGCATAAATACCGGTATGGCGGAATTGGCATACGCAGTGGTCTTAGAAGCCATACAATTATAGGTTCGAATCCTATTACCGGTACAAAATGTACTTTTTTCACTTTTTACCAAAAGTCCGAAAATTTTTTTGAGGGTAATTTTTTGGTATATAGGGAAAATTATTGTATATTTAACATATAAGGTTGATTGGGAAACAAAATGAGAAATCGTAGAGTGAGGGGGTTAAAAGCCAAAGTAAAGCCAATCATAAAAGTAATCGTCCACGCACCCATCTTTTACTTTCCTTTAACGCTCAGTTCGACTAAGGGTTAGGTCACATCCCTTTCACGGATGTAATACGGGTTCGAATCCCGTACTGAGTACAATATAAGCCTGGATAGCTCAGTTGGTAGAGCAACTCATTTGTAATGAGTAGGTCGTCAGTTCGAATCTGACTCTGGGCTCAAAGATGAGAGTAGATGAAAGTGAGCATCCGTAATACCGGTTCACTCGAGATGCAGCTAGTAAATACATTGATTAATTAGACGTAGTTAATCTCTCATCTTATTGGAATGGTAGTTCAGTTGGTTAGAACGCCGCCCTGTCACGGCGGAGGTCGCGAGTTCGAGTCTCGTCTATTCCGCATAAAAGAGGTCTGTTAGTTAAATGGATATAACTTCTCACTTCTAATGAGATATTCGTGGTTCGATTCCACGACGGACTACGAAATACCCTGGTGGCGAAATTGGTAGACGCGCAAGACTTAAAATCTTGTTATCAGTAATGATAGTGACAGTTCGATTCTGTTCTGGGGTACATTGTAACGATTCGTAAGAATGGCGGAACAGACGCTAAGTATGAAATGGAAACTTGGGTTAGCCCGGACACAAACCGCACAGCCGTTACAAAACTTATGGGCTTTGGTGATATAGCCGCAAGAGATTCATATGTTTCTCATTCACTATATAAGTAGGTGATTCCACACCTGCTTATTTTTTATCGTTGAAAGAAACGATATCAGATTTTATCGTTAGATTAAACGATAATGGGAATGTAGCTCAGATGGTTAGAGCAGCGCACTCATAATGCGAAGGTCATTGGTTCAAATCCATTCTTTCCCACAAATACTTTACTAAATTTGGTAGTATAATTTATTTTTTGTATATTTAATGAACAATGGAGATTACAAAAGAAAATATTGCAAAATTAATAGGTAAAGAAGTACATAGTTATGTGTTTATGCACGATAAAAAAAATGGTGCAACAACTATAAAAGTAAATCCTCATATAAAAGAAGAAAGTATAAAAATTTCAATAAAACCTAAAAAAGAAAGTTATGTTAGTTAGTTATTATGTAATTTGTGTTATTTATTGTTTCTATCAGTTATTTAAAAACTTAGACAAACGATATTCAAATGACCCTACCGGTGGTTCTCCTGAATTGGATACTATTATGGTATTGATGATGGCATGGGTATTGGCACCTATTGATGCATCTTTGACCTGGATTAGATGGTATAAAGCAGCAGAGGAAGCTAGAATAAGACAAAATAGATTTGAATTAGATACGAGTGATTTCAGAAACGAAGAAACACATATCTATTAATAATAGGAAGCTTGCCAGAGTGGTTGAATGGAACGGTCTTGAAAACCGTCATACTGAAAGGTATCTGGGGTTCGAATCCCTGAGCTTCCGCAAATTAGATTATGTTAGAATTTAAAAATCCAATTCCAGTTATAGTGGAAGGTGATAAAGAAGGTTACGCAATTTATGTTACGAATGGAGGACCATTTGAAAACGATATTTGGTGTATAGTTATATGTGATGGTGGTATTGTTAGACATTACCGAAGCGACCAAATTAGAATGCATCATAACGCTACTTTAGACCTAACAAAAGATAATGGAAAAGGTAACAAATAAATTTAATGTAGATTTAGTAATTGGTGATAAATTATTAATCATATCGGATAAGTTGGGTAATAAAATGTTAGCCAATGTAGATAAAGATGAGATAATAACAATCACCGGTTTTTCGGATGACGGAAAAATATTATATCACAATAACTCATTAGCCTTACCGGTTAATAGTAATGTATATAAAAAATTGTAAGGTGTTGAAATTTGGCAGACATGTCCTCTCGTCTCGAGGATAGGGACATAGAAATAGAAAAGTAATATGGGGTTGACCACCAGCTTGCAAGCATCAATGTTACTTTCCGAATCTCCCTGTGGTGGTTCGAATCCATCCCTTACAGCAAATTAAAAGTATGAAATATTTAATTACATCGGGTTGTTCATTTACATCATCGGCAAGGGTTAATTACCATCGTAGTGATGATACATTTTTAAGAGATGATAAACAAATGTGGTACTATCCACATTGGTTACAAAGAATTTTACCGGAGCTCAAAATATACAACATGGGTAGTCCGGGTAATAATAATTCAATGATTGTTCGTTCTGCATTATACAAAGCTAAAGAACTAATAAAAAACGGAGTTGACCCAAAAGAAATCAGTATGATTATACAATGGTCATCTTATTTCAGACGTACCCATTTTATTTCAAAGGAACTTACTCCTTATATTGAATTTGAAAAGCATGCCGATTTTGTAAACGATTATTTAAAAGAAAAAGAATTTTCAGGTCAAAATGGATATTGGTTAAACTTAGCTATACCCGATATGAAATATTCTTCAATTGAAAGGGAAAGTCCAAGAGTATTTCAATACAATCAATCCTACTTAGAAACATTGTATAATGATGAAAGTAGATATATAGAATGGTTGGAATATTTTGATTATTTAATTCAATTTTGTAAAGCAAATGGTATTGAATTAAAATGTTTCTTTATGCATAATTCATTTTCATTAAAATATGATTATGGTTTAATGCCAGGTGGATATCCTACTAAACAAAAAATGATTAAAGGTATTTTTGAAGATAAAGATATTATAAATACTTGGGATGATACCAAACTTAGAGTAGATGATTATCCATATGCAAAATATTTATATGATTCAATTGATTGGGATAAATATTGCTGGTTTTTTGAAGAGGAAGGATTACATAAATATGGTGGAGTATTTGAATGGACAATCAGAAATCAAATAAAAAGTACGGATATCGATTTTAATCCACTATGGATGGAATATCAAAAATATGGTAGTCAAACTAAATTAGAAAACGCATTATTAACTGGAGAAATAGGACATACGGGACATGTTAGTAGTTGTAATTACAAAAAGTTCACAGAAGATGTTATCTTAAAATGGGATATGTTTCAAAAATAGTGTATATTTATGAGTATGAGAATAAAATTGTTTGTTGCATTACCAAGTGAGTTTCCAAAAGGATTAGAACCAATGGGAGTGGATGTTATATACACTGGGGTTGGTAAAGTAAATGCAGCAATTAAAGCAACTGAAATATTAAAAGATTTATCACCAACCGAAACAATAGTAATAAACTTTGGTTCAGCTGGTTCATCTGATTATAAAATTGGTGAACTTATTAAATGTTTACAATTTCAACAAGGTGATATAGATACTAAGCAATTTGCAAAAAAATATGTTACTCCATTTGATGATATAATTCACCCTAAATTAGAAGCAGGAATTTTAACATTTGGTAATAGTGATGTATGTTTTACAACTGATACGTTTCAAAGTAATACAAAACGTTCCATATGTGATATGGAAGCATATTCAATTGCAAAAGTATGTAAAATATATGGTTTTGATTTTGTTTCATATAAATTTATTTCGGATAATGGTGATGCAAATGATTGGAAAAAAAATCACAATAAAGGAATAGCAAAATTCTTAGAAAAATTAAAAGAAGATTTTAAAGTAAGCTAATGCTAGTTAAATTAAAATACGATAATATCACATTTAACAATTTATTAAATGAATCTTTAAATAGTAATTATATACAATCACATTCTAATCACAATGGAGTTAATGATTATATAAATGACTCTAATTTTTTAGAATCACATCCGGTTTACAAAACTACATTTGAATACTTTAATTCAATATTCCCTTTATTAAATTTTAAACTACATTTTCAATCATCTAATAAAAATATAGATTGGCATGTAGACGACAACGATACTGATAAATTACGATTTATAATGCCAATCATAACCAATGAATTGGTATTAAGTTATGTTGAAGAAATGAGTGCAGTATATGAATTTGTAATGTTTCCTGGATACATTTATCATTTTAGTATACAAAACAAACATAAAGTAAATAATTTGGGAACTAAAAATAGAATTGCATTAATATTTGATATTGAAAATACAATGGAAAATAAAAAAATAATAAACGATATGTTCGAAAAGGTAATATGATTAAGTTAAGAAAAATACTTAAAGAAATTAAAAACGGTCCTTACGAATATGGATGTGTAATGTTATACTTTGATTTTAATGAAAGTCAACTGACTGGTATTATAGATGACAAAGATGTGTATGATGATGGCAGTGGTAAGTATGGTAAAGAAACAGAACCACACGTCACTTTACTTTATGGATTGCATTCTAATGTAACTCCACAAATAGTTCAACAATTGTTAGATAGAGTTCATTTCGCAGATATACAACTAAGTAATGTATCAGTCTTTGAAAGTGATAATTATGATGTATTAAAAATGGATGCAGTGGGTGATGGTTTAGAAAAAGCACATCAACTATTGAGCAAATTACCAAACTCAAACGAATTTACAGAATATAGACCACATATGACTATTGCTTATTTAGAAAAAGAAATGTGGCAATCATACACTAATAGAATGCGAGATATACAATTTCAAGTAACTCCTATCTTTGCAATATACTCAATCCCATCGGGTAAGAAATTCAAATTAAAGATTAAATAATTTGGTTATTAGGATAATTTGTTGTATTTTTATAACATATGTATCAAAACGTCTACTTACAAAAAGGAAAAGATTTAGTCCATCTTTGGGATGATAAATTAGGGTATCAAACATTCCCATATAAAACATTTAACTACGCTTACGCACCGGCAGAGCGAGGACAATCAACGGCATTAGATGGAACAAAGGTTACTAAAATCTATGAGTTCCAAAAGGATGACCCGGCGTATTACGAAACAGATGTACCCGAAACAACCCGTATCTTAGTAGATTTATATTCAGAAAGTGATTTACCATCGGAAGGTCACGTGGTGCTTACGTTTGATATTGAGGTAGAAATGGAAAGTGGATTGCCGGATGTAGAGAAAGCTGAGAATGAAATTACAGCAATCGCATTACATGATGGACCTACCGATACCTACTACGCATTAGTTTTAGATAAAGAAGGTAAGTTACAAAATACAATCAAAAAAGATAATCGTATTATTAAATCATTTAAGAGTGAGAGAGAATTACTTAATGCATTCCTAACAGTCTACGAGCATATCAATCCTTCAATCTTAACCGGATGGAACATTGATGCATTTGATATTCCATATTTATTCAATCGTTTAGTTAATGTATTGGGTAAGCAAAACGCGTATAGATTATCACCAATTAGAGATGGATTCTATTCACCTTATAGAAAGAAGTGGAGTTTAGCTGGGGTATCTATTTTAGATTACATTACTCTATATAAGAAGTTTACATATTCACTAATGCCATCTTACGCATTGAATTATATTGCAAAAAAAGAATTAGGTAGAGAGAAAATTGCATACGAAGGAAGTTTAGATGATTTATTCAAAGAAGATTTAGAGAAGTTCATTGAGTATAACATTGTCGATGTGGAATTAGTAGTAGAGTTTGATAAAAAATTACAATATATTGACTTGTGTCGAGGTATTTGTCACGCCGGCCACGTTCCATATGAGGATTATATGTTCTCATCTAAATACTTAGAGGGAGCTTGTTTGAACTATTTAAAGAAAAGAAATTTAGTAGCACCAAACAAACCTGCCGATAGGAGAGAACAAATGGAGGCTCTAAAAGAGAGTGGTGAGCAGGGTTTCATTGGAGCATATGTAAAAGACCCGATACCAGGTAAGTATGATTGGTTATATGATTTGGATTTAACATCACTATATCCATCAATCATTATGAGCCTGAATATCAGTCCTGAAACAAAGGTGGGTAAGATTGCAAACTTTGATGCAGAAGCATTCGTTAAAGGTGATTATAGAGTATGGAACATAGAACATACGGCACTTAATTATACTACCGAAGAATTGAGAAAAGAATTGAGTGAGGAAAATTTATCTATATCATCTAATGGCGTATTATACACACAAGATAAACCAGGTCTTATTGCAGATATATTAGATGAGTGGTTCTCGCAACGTGTGGAGTTCCGTAAATTAGAAAAGAAATTTGGTAAGGAAGGTAATAAACAACAACATGAATTCTATGCTAAAAGACAATTGGTTCAAAAGATTTTACTTAACTCTTTATATGGAGTATTGGGATTACCAGCGTTTCGCTTTTATGATGTGGATAATGCAGCAGCGGTAACTACAACAGGTCAGACGGTGATTAAGAATACTGCTAAGATGGTGAATATTAAGTATAACAAAGAGTTGGGAACGAATGATGATTACAACATATACATCGATACGGATTCAGTATTCTTTTCAGCATTACCATTAGTTAAACATAGATTCCCTAATTGGACAGAGTTTGATGATGTGGCAATGACAGAAAAGATTGATGATATAGCAGGTGAAGTACAGGATTTCTTAAATAAGTTTTATGATATGATGGCAGTTAAGTTCTTTAATATCAACAAACATAGATTTGAAATTAAAAAGGAATATATCAGTAAAGCAGGTATATGGATTGCAAAAAAACGATATGCACAATGGATAGTTGCAGCAAATGGTTTACCGATGGATAAGTTAGATGTGAAAGGTTTGGATGTAGTTCGTTCATCATTTCCAAAAGCATTCCAAGATTTTATGGCGAGAATGTTACGAGATATTCTACAAGGTAAATCAAACGAAAGTGTAGATAATGAATTAAGAGATTTCAAATTATCATTAGCCGGTTTAGATGTGGCACTTATTGCAAAGGGTGGTGCAGTTAAGGAAATTAGTAGATATGATAAACGTGGTAAGAATAAACAATTAGGTGATTTTGAGAAAGGAACACCTGCACACATTAAGGCTGGAATTACTTACAATAGATTACTTAAACACTTTAATTGTCCTTTTAAGTTTGAACCAATGAAAGATGGTGATAAGATTAAGTGGGTATATCTAAAACAAAATCCATTAAGTTTGGAAACAACCGCATTCAAAGGTTATCAAGACCCACCAGAGATATTAGAATTTATCCAAAAGTATATTGATGTGGATAAGATATTTGAGGCAGAATTAGAGAATAAAATGGATGATTTCTATAAGGCATTAGGATGGGAAAAATCATCATTCAGTTCAAAGAAATTAGAGGAATTCTTTTCCTTCTAAAAATTTGGTAGAATGGAATAAAAATCGTATCTTTATTATATAATAAAACATAAAAAAATGAACAAAACAAGAATTACACGCTTTATCAGCAAATACAATTTAGCTGGATTAGTTGAATCGGTTACATGGACTACCGATGGTCAAAAATTATCAACAAAGTTTATCGCAGATGACAAAACAGTATTAGGTGAAATCACATTAGATAACTTTAACTTTGAAAATGCAGAGTTAGGTATCTATACGACTTCTAATCTAAACAAAATGTTATCGGTGTTAGGTGATGATGTTAATTTAGAAGTTCAAAAGATTGAGGATAAATCAATCGCATTAGGTTTAGGTAGTGATGATATTAAAGCAGCTTATCAATTAGCAGATTTAAGTGTTATCCCAAATGTACCTGAACTAAAATCATTACCACCATTTGATATTGAAATCGATTTAGATGGTAAGTTTATCGACAAATTCATCAAAGCTAAAAACGCATTGAGTGATGTTGATACATTTACAGTATTAACTGAGAAAGGTAATTTGAACATTGTTATGGGTTACTCAAATGTAAACTCAAACAGAATTACATTCAAAGCAGTAGAAAACTATGCAAGTGATGTTAAAGCAATTTCATTCTCTGCAAAGTATTTGAAAGAGATTTTAACTGCAAACAAAGAAGCAACATCGGCTAAATTATTAGTATCTTCTAAAGGATTAGCACATATCAGTTTCATCATTGATGATTTTGTATGTAAATATTATTTAGTAGAGGTACAATTATCGGCATAATGAATTACGAAAAGAAATATTTTTACGAGAGAAGTGATTGGTTCTATGACCCGGAAATGAATCTCAAGTATGAGCAAGTACTTGAGATGTCATTCCCTGACTTCGAAAAGTGGGTAGCCAACTTTAAGAAAACTGCATTAAAGCAGTGGGATGAGACTGGTGCACCACCTAAGATTGGGGTTAATGAAGCAGAAATCATTGAGAACTTTTCTAAACTACAAGGTTATAAGATAACTAAGTTTGAGGAAAAGGATGATGATGGAAATGAAGTTATCTTTAACTTTAATAAGTTCGCTACTCCCGTAAATCAATTCTTTCCGGCTATGTACAAAACTGCAATAGGTGGTAGTACATACGATAAACCAAAACCATCAATCTATGAAATCTTTTCATCGGATGACTATTTAGAGTTATTCACAAAGCAAATGCGAAGATTGACAAGACAAGATGGTATGTATCGTTTCTCCAAAACCCTTCATAAAGATAATATAGAGTTTCACAATTCACACTTAGCAACAGGTAAGGAATGGATTGAGAAATGGCAAAGTGGTGATAGTGGTGTGGGATTAGGATTCGCCTTATCGCAAGCAGATAGTAGAATACCATCATTACCCATTTCAGCAGAGGAAGTAAAAGAGTTATACAAAAGTGGTGTGTTAGAATATAAACATATCGCATCTTTGAAAACTGCCGATTGGGGTGAGAATATAGATAACTTAGTTGATTTACCTAAACAACCAATTCAAATCAGGGTGTACCCATTGGGTCAGAGAATATTTCCTGAAGCAACAGCCGCATTTAGAATTGGTATGGGTTCTCAGCCGGCAGTAAACTTTCCACCATTAACTGCAAAGTATTTATATGAAAGGTTTACTCAACATATTAAAGGACAAGATAAGATTAATATCTATGACCCTTCGGCTGGATGGGGTGGTAGGATATTAGGAGCATTGAGTGTGGGTGATAGAAATATTCACTACATTGGAAATGACCCTAATACTGAAAACCAAATACCAGAGATAGGAAAGACTCGTTATGAATACTTAGCAGAGTTCTTTAATACACAAGTACCGGGTGTAGCTAATCCATTTTGGGGACATCAAAATACATATGAAATATTTACAACAGGTTCAGAGGTTATATCCGAAGACCCAAAATTTCAAAAGTATAAAGGTGAATTAGATTTTATATTTACATCACCACCATACTTTGATAGAGAGAGATATTCAGATGATGATTCACAATCGTTTAAAAAGTTTAATTCATATGAAAGTTGGAGAGATGGTTTCTTAAAGCCAACACTAACAACTGCATTTGAATATCTTAAAAATGATAGATATATTTGCTGGAATATTGCAGATATCAAAGTGGGTAAAGATAAATGGTTTACATTAGAACAAGATAGTATTGATGTACTTACAAGTTTAGGTATGGAGTACAAAGGTAAACTTAGAATGACAATGAGTCCAATGACTGGTGTAGATTTAAGTGGTGTAAAGAACTCTATGAAATTAGAAGGAACATCATATAAATACGAACCAATTTTTATATTTTATAAACCATAGTAATGAAAGTACGAATTAAAAAATTAAATGAAAACGCAGTAATACCAACCTATGCAAAAGAAGGTGATGCTGGAATGGATTTAGTAGCAACATCGGTTATATCAGAAACATATACTCAAATAACATATGGATTGGGCGTTGCATTGGAAATACCCGAAGGATTTGTAGGATTAGTATTTCCTCGTTCATCAATTAGAAAAACTAGATTGCAATTAAGTAATTCAGTTGGGGTAATTGATAGTGGATATAGAGGTGAGTTGCAAGCCACATTCAACAAAATTATAACAACAATTGAAAATCAAAAAAATGATTATAAAGTTGGTGATAGAGTTTGTCAACTTATGATTATACCACATCCACCAGTACAATTTTTAGAAGTAAAAGAATTATCCGATACACTAAGAGGTGAAGGTGGATTCGGTTCAACAGGAAAATAATATGATTTATTTACATGGTCCATTTGATAGTGCAACTAATAGAGCATTATTTTATAATACAAAATGGTGGGATTTATATTATAGATTTTTAGTATTAGAACCATCACATGAAATTGGAGATGAACTAAGAAAAAACTTACATAGTGAACAACGTGAGTTTTTCATAGATAGTGCTTTCATTCATGATAGAGAGTTTGAATTAGTATCAGAACCTGGGTATCATATCATTCCTACAAATTTAATGGGATTACAATCTACTATTGCGGAAGCAATTAAAAATAATCCAAATAATAAATACTATATATTCGATACCGCAAATTTAGAACCATATAATATTTTTGATAATATAGATTATGTTAGAAGTAATCCTAATTGTATTTTTTACACTACATTAAGAATTGTTGAACCTAATAAACTTTTTGATTTTGGCTTTATATTAAGAAAATTCATAGCAAATAGAATTGTATTACAACACTATCAATGTAATGATATTTTTAGGAATACTAAAAAAGAATATAGATTAGATTTATCAGTTAGAAACTTTCCTCAAAAAGACGAAAGGGTAGAGTTGTTAAAAGTGTTACAAAATTACCAAAAGGATAATATTAATCTTAGAGTAAACGATTACTATGTAAATAGAATGGAGCAGTTATATGAATTTGCAACAAAATATAATAACGCAGATAAGTTAGACCAATACAAAAATGAATTTAAGTTATTAGATAGATTAAAGCAAAGTTTAGCACCAACTACTACATTAGTTGCCGGTCAACAGGAACATATTGGGGCAATGAAACTAATAGATGTAACATTTTCATCCGATATACAAATTATGTTTGAATCTAATCAAAATGGATTATATAGATTGAGTGAAAAAGAATGGTGTAATATTACTGAAAAAACAATTGATAATTTATTGATAGGTAAACCATTTATAATTTGTAGTAAGGTGGCATATGATTTTTTAATACACTTTGGATTTGAAACATATGAAACCGAATTAGGTATAAATTATGATGAGATTTGGGAAAACCATGATTTTATAGTTAGAAATTTAACAAAGGATATAATCCGTATTTCAGAAATGAAACAAGATGAATATGATGTAATGTTAGATGAATGTTCAATAGCAGCCGAAACAAATAGACAAAAATGTTTGGATTATATCGAAGAAAATAGTATCTTAGACAATATAATAAACGATTACAAAATAAATTTTAAATAATGAGCTTTTTTGAAAAAGAATCCGTAAAAACGGAAAACACATTGTGGGTAGAAAAATATAGACCACAAACACTAAAAGATTATATAGGTAATGACCTTCTTAAAGAGAAAGTACAATCCTACTTAGATAATAACGATGTTCCCCATTTACTTTTATATGGTAAGGCTGGGACAGGCAAAACAACATTAGCTAAAATCATAGCACAAACAATTGAATGTGATATGATGGTAATCAATGCATCGGATGAGAACAACGTAGAGACGGTAAGAAATAAAGTAAAGAACTTTGCAAGTGGTGCAGGTTTTAAAGGATTCAAAATTATCATATTAGATGAGTTTGATTATATGACTCCAAACGCACAGGCAATCCTTCGTAACTTAATGGAAACATTCAGTAGGCACACTCGTTTTATCTTAACCTGTAACTATCATGAAAAAATTATTGAACCAATTTTATCGCGTTGTCAAACTTTTGCAGTAAATCCACCATCAAAGAAAGAAGTAGCAGTTCATGTTACTGAAATCTTAAACAAAGAAGGTATTAGATTTGATATTAAAGATGTAGCAGATATCATTAGTAGTTTCTATCCTGATATCCGCAGAGTTATGAATACCTGCCAATTGCAATCATCTAAGGGTGAGTTAAAGGTAGATAAACAAACAATCTTACAAGCCGATTTCAAAAATAAGATTGTAGATTTATTAGCAAGTGGTGAGGAGAAAAGAAACGCATATATGCAGATTAGACAAATAGTGGGTGATAATAAAGTAAATGATTTTGCAGAACTTTATTCGGCACTATATGAAAGATTGGATGATTATGCAGCGGGTAATACGGCAAATGTAATCTTAGAATTAGCACAAGGACAATTTAGAGATGCTTTAGTAATAGATAAAGAAATCTGTTTTATGGCAACAATCATCGCAATTATTAACATTATAAAATAAAAATTATGACAGAGAATTTTGAATTAGCAAAGCCGTTAGGCGACAGAGTATTAGTAGAGATAGAATCAAAAGAAAAAACAATTGGTGGTATAATCATTCCAGATTCAGTTAAGACGGGTGATAATAAAATCGCAGTTGTTGTTTCAACAGGACCAGGTGTTTATACACATAGTGGAACTAAAATTCCAATGACAGTAAAACCAGGTGATAAAGTATTGTTACCGAGTGGTGATATGGCAGTACAAAAAATTAAATTAGGAGAAAAAGATTATTTCCTATGTAGAGAGATGGATTTATTAATGGTAATTAGATAAAATAGAATAGTATGCAACCAATGGATTTAAGTAAATTAGGACAGGGTTCAACAGGACCTGACTTAACTAAAACAACGGCAATGGAATGTAAATGTGGTGGGCAATTTTTCTCACCTGGATTACATTTTAGAAAATCAAGTGCATTAGCAAGTTCAACCGGTAAAGAAGAAATTACTCCTGTTGAAATTTATTTATGTATTGAATGTGGTGATGTATTTGAGGACCTATTACCAAAAGAACTAAGAACGGACGATGGCCAAAATTAAAAAAGATACAAACGAAGCCGCAGCAAAGAGATTAGGTTTATTTGACCATATCTCTGCTGTGACTGAGTATCAAGACCCACACTATTGGGACAAAATTTCCGATGATGATAAGAAAACCTTTGGTAATTTTATTATTCAAAGGTATATATCTATGAATCCTGATTGGATAGAGTGGATAGCAGAAGTGCAACCATATGTACAATCATTACCTAACGAATATTTTTATAGATTTTTTAGTGATATGATTCCACCAAAGAAATATTATCTAAAATATATCAAAGGTAAGAGAGCAAATGATTATGAAGATTGGGTAGTTGAATTAGTAGTTAAAGAATATACTTGTTCTACAAAGCACGCAAATGAATACTTAGATATTCTATACACAACCAAAGAAGGTAAAGAACAAATTAAAGGTATGTGTGAAAAATATGGTATTGATAAAAAATTAATAACCTCATTGAAATTAAAAATTTAGTTTAGACCATAGTTTTATATATTTATTAGCATAAAGGGGTAAATATATGAAAACGAAGTTATTAAACTTACGTCAAACTATTGGCGAAAAAATTGCACTAGGATTTCTATGTCTAGCGCTTGTATGGGTTGTATGTGCGTTGTTATTCACAGCTACTATGACCTACTTGGAATTAGCAGGTAAAACTGAAATAACAAGAGATGTTGCAAATTGGATTGAATGGAGAATTGACGGTACATTCAAAAATTCACCTGAAAACATTTGGTATGATGCCGATAAGCAAGTAACAATTGAATCAGTAACAAACGAAGTAAAAATCGGTAAGTTAGCAGGAAATCGTAAATTAGAATTTGGTGTTAAGAATATTTTAGAAGAATATCTACAAGATAAAGGATATAATCTATCTTCGGTAGCACCAAACAAAGTATCAGTTCAAATTATATTTTTAGATGTTCTTACAACAAAAAAGAACATATCGGTTTTTCATAGTGGAGAAGAAGAAGTTGTAATTCGTTTACGTGGCATTCTTAAATCCGAAGGAAAGAAAGACAAAGTAGTTATAGTAGAAGAGTCCTCCTCAGAAATATCAATGAGTACATTGATTATCGGTGAAGGTGGTGGTTTTAATCAAACAAGTTTAAGTAATGCACTTAAAAAAGGTTGTGACAAACTAATCACCAAACTATTTGAGGAAAAATAAAATGAAGAAATTCTTTATGATGTTAGGGATAATTATACTATCCCTATTAACATTGACAGTAAACGCACAATTAACAATCAACCAATCAGTAACACCTACAACAGGTTTAAAGGTTGGTGACACAATTTCAGTAAAATATACAGTTGCAAGAGGTACAACTACACCAAGATATTTTTGGTTGAGATATCAATTCAACAATAAAGCATTGGCATATGTTTCAACCACATTCTCACAAGGAACATCGGTACAAACATATTATACAAGTTGGACATCGTATAAATTTACAGCAAGTACGGCAAATAGTATTACAGCTAAAGATTTATATGCACAATATTTAATAAATCCATGGGGTTACGCAACTAACGCAGATTGGAATGTTGGACAATTGACTGTACAAAGAACCGATGCATCAATCAACGGAGACATTGCTACTCAAAAATATACAATCAAAGATTTGGGTGTATATACCGATATTCACAAATTAGACTTATCATATTCAATAGATGCAGCAAGTGCATACATTACTCCAATTACAACCGACCCAGGTACAATGTCATTAACAAATGTAACGGGTAACACATCTCAATTCAAAGTAAGAGTTTTATACCCATCAGGATACGATATTACTGCACATAGTGTTGCATTATTTCCAATACAATCAAATGGTACTATTAATTTTACAGGAACTCCAATTGCAACAAAAGTATTAGACGCAAGTGGAGAAGCAACATTTACAACGGAAGTTAAAGTGGGTGATAGTTTGGCAGTTTGGATGTATGGTGCTACTGGAAAAACTTTTATGAATAACATCATTACAGTATCGGACGCATATAAATCATTTTTAGGTATCTCACAAACCAATATCAATGGTACTGCTACATATTTTACAAGACCTGTATTAGAAAAAAATATAGGACAAATTACAAAGAATAAAAGTGTATTTAGTGAAAGTGATTCATATTACGCATTTGCATATGTAATGGGTATTGCTAATGTAAAAGATAGTGCATGGATTCCATTGAGTACAAATAGTGGATTATATAAATGGTTTAGTGGTTTATTAAATCAAAGTTGGTTAGATGGTGTTCCTACTTATAAAACAAAAGTAACCAATTCAAATCAATCAATAGATATGGTGTATGCATGGGGTGGCGATTTGGATTGGTCTCATTCATCTCATCCTGACACAATTGCAAGTAGAGTTTCTACTGGAAATTATTCCAATTCAATAAAAGATGGTACGGCAACAATCAAATCATTTTCAGTTCAATCAATGGCATACACTCAATTAATTGAAAAGGCAATATTGGGATTGAATTCCACAATCACTAATGGTAAAGTGGTATTAACGGGTACATTGACAAAAGAAGGATTAGCAGGTTTAGAAGTAATCTTACAATACGATAATACTAAATTAACTTTTGACAATATTTCATTTGACGCAGGTGCAAACGTGACCAACTTTTCAACAAACGGAGATGGTAGATTAACATTTGGTTCAATGGACCAGATTAAATCAGGTAGAATTAAAACAGGTACACCATACAAATTAACATTTATTCCAAAAGAAACTATAACAAATACTGCAGGTTTATTCTATACAGTTTTAGCTGACGCAGTTGATGGAGCCGGAAATAAGATTAACTTAATAGTTGAATAGTATGAAGAAAATCGTTACACTTTTATTCTTATTAATATCATTTATAGGGTTTGGTCAGTCAGTAACGGCACCAGACCCTAAATCATTTACCATCAATACAACGGGACAAGATGCTAGTGGATTTGAATTAACCGGATTTAGTGCAACATCTACTTTATTAACTTCAATCAGTTTAGTCAATCCTCCATCGGGTACAACATTTTATCTTAACACAACAACGGGTTTAACTGCTGCAAGTGGATTTACTTTAAGTGGTAATAAAACTCGTTTGGTGGTAACGGGTACAATGGCTAGTATCAATACGGCATTGACATCATTAAAGATAAACACAGGAACAATAACGGGAGATATTAATATTTCAGTAGCAGCAACAATCAACCCAACGGGATTTTATTTCAATGGTGTAAATGGACACTTTTATAAACCCGTAACAACTGGAGCAACATATACTGCAGCAAGAGCAGCATCATTACTATCAACATTCAAAGGTCAAACGGGTTATTTATTAACACTAACATCGGCATCGGAAGATGTGTTTATTCAAGCAAATGTACCACAAAGTAATATATGGTTTGCCGCAACGGATGAAGTTACTGATGGTAAATGGGTAATTGATGCAGGACCTGAAAAGGGGACAGTAATGAAAACCCAAAACGGCCCAACTGCAGGTAATATAGCAGGTGTATATAATAACTGGGCAAATGGTGAACCAAACGGATATAATCATAGTGAGGATTATGCAGTAACAAAATGGAATGGTAACCAATGGAATGATTTATCAAACAATTGGAGTAACCCGTATGTAATTGAATATGGAACTTGGTCTAATCCTGACGATGCAACATTTACTGAATTTTATACCAATAGTGTAACCCACTCAAACGGACAAACTATAAAAGCTCTATTTGGATTTAAGTTTAATAGTTCAATAGATAAAAGCAAATTCTCAGCACAGGTATTCAAAAGAGATGATGGGTATTCAAATTGGACAGCAGCTGATGGATACAAATCATTAAGTGGATTGGGTAAGGTATATCTTTCAAATCAAATAGATACGGCAAAGGTATTCTCAACGGGTATTCTTTTAAGTGGTGTAAGTGATATGCAACAATTCGGTTCTGCAGATGTTGGTAAGATATATAGAATGACAATAACAGGAACAACTGGTGGTGGGATTTGGGGAACTGATATCTACACAAGTGACTCATATATTGCCGGTGCAGCGGTGCATGCTGGGGTTATAGCAGACGGACAAACAAAAGAGGTTTATATTAAAGTAGTACAGGGGTTAAGTGAATATGTTGGTTCAACTCGTAATGGAGTATCAACATCAGGTTATGGTGGATGGGGATTAAGTTACCAATTCGTATCAGCACCCACATCATACAAAGCAACTATATCTCCG